GACGTATTCATCAGTACCTCCGAAATACCCACCAAGGAAGTGCGGGAATATGTACTTGTCGAATCCTGGCCCCAAATAGTCATTGTATACGCCTTCTGTGCTTGCAGCAAAGCCGCATTCCGGCGCGTCCTCATAGTCGAGGAAGCGAACTGATATGATACTGAGTCTTGCTGACACATCGTTCTTCTGAAAGAACTCGACTACTGCGTTCTGAAATCCCGCAGTGTCGAATGGCGGGGCTTTGAAACCCTTTTCTTTAAGAATGTCCTGTGCTCGGACAAATTTGGTTACTGACATAATTGTTTTATTGTTTGGTTGATAGCGGCGAAGTGTGCCTCGCTACGCCTCTTCAGGCTGGCTGTGCTAAGATTGTGAATACAAAGGTAGTGATTTTTGCGATTATCGGACAGCCTTTTGGTGATGTTTTTTTGAATAAAAAGCGGACACGCTCTGAGGATGTGTTGCATTTCTGTAAGTGAATGATCGAAGACCGTTCTGAGAAACAGATCTATACCGGCAGATGCTGCTGGTAAAGATCTGTTGATGCAAACAGTCTGGAGTGAATGAATCCTCCTTGCGTGTCCTGCGGGATGCAATTCCCGTGGTGCGGACTTCTCATGAGTGGCGGCACATGGCTGTAGGTGTGTGATGTATCCAGAACGTGTGCGGGATGTGTGAGGCGGATGCCGCCTTGAACATCCCGCATTAAAGCTCTGGATGCTGAACGGGACTCTCTTGAAGAACGCTTCCCTGTGCTTGGGATGATTGGGGCTGAGCCTCACTGGACCTTCCTAAGCCTCCTTGAGGGGCGGGCTGTGATGTCTTGGCACGTGTCTTTAGGTGAATGATGTTGCCTGCGTAGCAGAAGGCAGCGGTCCCAGTGGGTAACACTCGGGACCGTGCCTTCTTGCTATTGCCGGTAGCTGAATGTGACATCCTTGCTGCGCGATGCCCTGTGCCGGGCTGGTGATGCGGCTCTTAGAGATTGGCTACGAGGGTGTCGTAGGCGGCTTTGCTGGTAAGCAGGGCCTTGCGTGCGCAGCCTAATGTGAGATAGCCGGTGATGATGGGGGCGGTCTTGCTGCGGTTGGCGGTGACGTTTCGTCCTCGTCCTCGCTGTATGCAGCCGACCTGCTGATTCTTGACGAACCCTATGCCTCCTATCTTTCGCTTGCCCGTCTTGACGGCTCGGAGGCAGTCCATGACGAACGTGTTGAGCGTCTGGACGTCCTCTTCGGCGTTTATGATGGGCAGGACCTGCGTGGACCATGAATGTCCTTCGTACCCCTTGTATAGATAGCGGTTGACGGAGTTTATGGCTTTTTGCAGGGTGACGTCACGCTTCTTGACTGTGCGCTTCTCGATTTCCTTCTGAAAAGTCTTGATGCGCGTGGACGAGAGCGAGATGCTGCTGCCCTTGATGGAGAATCCGAGGAACTTGAACCAATGGTCAGCGTCGAGGAATTCTACCTTCTTGGGATTGAGCTTCATCTGCATCTTCGCCAGCTCTTCCTCCATGATGCGCTTGGCTTCCTGCCAGTCCTCGCCCACGAAGATGGCGTCGTCCGAATAACGGCAGTAGACGCCGCGGAGACGGGACAGGCGCTCGTCGATGTGATAGAGGACTACGTCGGCAAGCCATGAGGCTACGCTGCATCCCTGCTTGAGCGACTGGTATTTCTCGGAGAGAGTGCCGTCGGTGTCGAAATAGAGATTGCAGTGGTAGTAAGCGCGTAGGACGTCTATCAGTGCGGAATGACCGTGACGAAGCTCTACCTGATCGAACGCCCAGTCGATGTACGACAGGAGCACCGTATCGAAATACTTGGACAGGTCGGACTTGAAACCTCCGATGCGTCCTTCCGCGAAGGATATATGTCGGGATATGTTCTGTACGACGCGTCCGCATCCGATGCCCTTCTGATATGATGTGCAGCAGGGATGGACCATTTCGGGTGTCAGCTCGAAGAGGAGGTCGTTGGCAATGGAGAGGAGTATGCGGTCGGCAGGCTCGTTGATGTAGACGGTGCGGAATTCTCCGTTGTCCTTCGGTATGAGAGCCGTGTGAGGTGGCATTATCCTGTACTTGCCGTCGCGTATCTTCTGATACATCAAGGCACGTGCCTCGGGTGTGGTGAGCTGATAGAGCGTGGCTTTGTTGATGTCCTTGTCGAGTCCTTTCTGTATGGCGTACTGCCAACGCTCGGACTGGAAGGCCATCTGTAAGATTTTGTCTTCTTTCATAATTCTTTGGATTTTATGGTTAATAGAGCGTGAAACATTATGTTTCACGCGGTTTTGGCGGTGCAGCCGTGGGCTTGGAGTCTGGCTGTAGGCGAATGATCTGACGACTGCGGTTCGAGATCAGGACCCAGCCACGGTGTTAACCTGGCTGGCGCCTGATCTTAGAGAGCAGCGTGTGAACGATGCCCACCCACTGCACGGCGGTGACTTTCGGGGTGATGACGGACTATCGGTCAGCCCACTCGTCAATCTTGGCGCTCACGGACATTTCAGAGTCGGCGATGAGCTGCTTGAGCACGCCCAGCAAGCGCCATTCCTCATCTGCGCGGGCATACTCGGCAGCCTTGCTTTCGATATGCTCAAGAGACTTGGCTTCGGACATATTGCGACGGCCCTGCTTGAAGTGTGCTCCGTGGAACAAGACCATGTTGCGCATGGTGAAGTAGGCGCCGGAACCCTTGTAGGCATTGATGAACGCCTCGGACTGCTTGGTGTCGGCAGGGAGTCGCTTCATAAGCTTGTTGAACTTGACAACAAGACGATAGAGACGTTCTCCGTTGACGCCATTCATTGCAAGGGCAAGGTCGCGGAGAGGGCTGTAAAGCTTGGACTCCAAGTCAGAGACGAAGATGTTCTCGCTGCTAAGACGCACGTAGGGCTTGCCCTTGCAAGTGTGAGTGCCTTGGCGCAACAGCTTTTCGATGTAAGAGCGGAGCTTCTGAACATAGTCGAACACCATGTATGAAGCTACCCTGCCGTTGAACCAAAGGGCACGCTGCTCGTAGCAGACCTTGTCCTTGTGCTTGAGCATCTTGTACTGGTCGAGCAGTTCCTTCTCAAGCATGCGCCACTGATAGGCGTAGCCCTTGTCCTGCAAGAGGGCGTTGAAGGAGACGTTCTGACGCTCCATGCGGTCGAGCATGTGGAACATCTGTGACATTACCCAACGGCGGTAGAGCGTGTAGTTGCGGATGTGACCTCCTCCTGCGATGCTCGCGAAGACGGGATCGTCGTCCGTAACCTGTACGGGGACTCCGTCAACGACCTTGACGACCATCTCCTCTCCCATAGGGAAGTAGTTGGAAACGTCCACGCCTGCTGCCTTGAGAGCTGCGATGCGTGCTGCCGCTGACTTCGCCTTTGGCGCTGCTGCGTTCTGCGACTGTGCCTGTGTGTCGGCGTTAGCTACCTCTGTCATTGTGAACTCACCTGAAATGATAAGATTTCTCTTTTTCATAATTCAAAGATTTAAAATTGTTAATAATGTTGGTTGATTGGTGGGCGAGGGGATGCCTCGTCCTGTTTTTGGGGTGTCCTTAATCTTCTTTTGACTTTGGCTCTACCCATTGTCGGAGGATGATGAGGTCCTTGTCGTTGGGTGACTGCCAGAACCAGCTGCCCCACTTGCTTTGCCATTGGAGCTGTCCGTCAAACAACATGAGAAGGACGAAGACTTCGAGCTGGCAGCGTGCCACTTCGCGAGATACACCGTAGAGCATATCGTGGTCAGAGAGGTCTTTCTCAGGGAGAGCCTTGAAATAGCTGCGTCGGTGTGACTCGGAGCGCTCAGAGGGGATGGAGTGCTTGTACTGCTGGTAATACCTTTCGATTTCGCGGAGCATAACGGACCCGTTGAGAGGGAGGATATTGACGTTGTCGAGACTGACAAGCTCTCTGTCCAGACGGAGTGTGCGCTTCTCGAAATTGACGGTGAAACGTGAGCCGAGTTCTACGGCTTGTGAGACGTTCAGCATAAATTGCGTGTGTGTCATAATTCTTGATGTTTTGGTTTGTTGGCGGTACACTCAAAGGGAATGTCGCATGGCTATATGGCGTTGATGTTATCTCGTGTGTAGCACGCGGAGATGTCTGAGTGATAGCTTCAGGCATCTCGCGTATCTCACACGAGTAACCAAATAAACCCTCCTTGTGTACCCATTCAGGCTGCGATACCTATTGCTGGTTCATAATCATGTCTTGATGGTTGATGATGTGGCGTGACGAAGACTTGGCGCATTACTGTAGGTCGTTGATGTATCCAGCGGTAGACTCATCCGGGAAATGCGCCGCAACGTGCGGCGGTGTCCCGGATGAGACGCTGGAGACTGAATCCTGTCTTCGCTCACGCCTGTTTTAGGCTGCGCTACCTGTGTAGGTGTTATTGATTATTGTGCGCAGTCATTAGCTGCGCTGTTTAGGTAATGTGATTTCGCTGCACGGAAAGCATTGACTTATGGGCCAGTAAAAGCTGTTGTCTATGCCAGCAACCCCCCGGTCTTCATATAGGTGTGTTACAACGTGCTCTCGGGATTGAGAATGAATGTCACAATATACCTTCATACCGATTTCTATTTTCTTCATATCTATAATTGTTTTGGTTGAACTTGCAGAGGGATTGCTCCCTCTGAGGTTTAGGCGTAGATGTTGTGCGTCTCGATGAGGCGCTTGTACTTCTTGGGGAACTTGTCCCAACCGTTGTAGACCTGTACAATCTGGCAGGAGGACCAGGAATTGAGAGCGTACTCGTAGATGTAGTAGCACTTCTTTTGTCCCGTGTCGTCATAGAGAATCCAATCGCCTGAAGCAAGTGAACCCTCGCTGAGGTGGATGGCATAACCGCCCGCCTCCTCGTAGCGGGAGACGAGGTCGTCAACGTAATGATAGTCGCAGCTGAATTTTCTCATAATTTATATAATATTTGGTTCTTGATGTTCCGTTGTCGGTGTCGCTCCGATTGTGGTTTCTTTCCCCAACGGATAAGCCATGCTACTACGTTTTAGGCAGGAGAAGCTCTGAAACCGAAAATATAGCCATTGTCGCGCATTTCACGTGCGTAATCCAACGCCTTGCTTCTCGAACTGAATATCTGCGGAGTCATGCAATAACCCCACGAAGTCCACATCTCCAATTTTGTTCTGACAGGTTTTCCCATAATACTTTGTTTTGTTGATTATATAATCTATTGTTAACCAATTTCAAGTATTCTAAAAAGTTCGCTTCCCGAACTTTTAGAATCCTCGCATGGCAGGTATTCTACCTTTGTTATTACTTCTATCTTTACGTGATAATTCTCTGCTTGCTTGCACGCAGCATCTGTTATCGCTTTGACAATCGCATCATAAGCATGAATATTGTCGTGGTGTACTACGATAGTAATAGCATCATTGTGTAAATCTTCCATATTCTATATTACATGTTTTAGGTTATACTTGCACTCTCCGCGAGGGAGAGTCTTTTTTAGCTTTTACATGCGGGTAGGACTTACGACTCGCACGCTGTAATAAGGTGTATTGAAGGGGTATTTGACCTCGTTGACGCAATACATCACGGAGGGCGTGCTCATAGTGAGCGTGTCTTGACAAATGACATTGGCGTTCATGCCGTGAGCCATGAGATTGAGGGCGCACATCTTGCAGGCTATGGGGTCAACGTCTTGTGCAATGTATCGGAAACGGCGTCCTTCCGAATGGTCGAGGCTGCTCTTCTCCATATAATGAGCGAGAAGGAGACGACCGCTGCCAGAGGCGCAGTCGTTGACTATACCGCTCTGCTTTTCGTTCAACGAAGATATGCGTGACATGATGTCGGCTACGCTTGGCGGTGTGAAAAACTGTCCTGTATGAGACGCCTTGCCACGTGTGAGATACAGCTCCTCGTAGAGTATGCCGAACACGTCAAGCCACTTGCCTTGCTCCATAGCTGTAGCAACGTCTGTGAGCCACAGGGTAGCGAGACCGGCAAATTCGGGACACTTTTGTGTGCAGTCAAGAAGATGCTGATGATAGGTGTCGGGACCGGACTGGAAAGCCTTTACGCTGAAAAACTCGAGCAGATAGTCGAGGAAATCATTAAGAGCCAACTCGTGAGGACGATGATTCTTTTCTGCCTGTGCAGAAATGATGTCGATGTACTTTTTCTTTTCCATAATTCTTGTTTTTTAATGGTTGATAATAGAAATCCCCACTCTCTTTGTTGAGGGTGGGGATTGAGTTTCAGGCGATAAGCTTTCTTAGTAGTTTCTGTGCAGATAGGATGCACAGATTTGCTTAGACTTAATAACCACGATACAGGATTCTCTTGACAAGCGGATACTCGTAATCTCCGTTCTGCGCTACGCAATAGGTAAAGCTTGGCTTGTTGTTCCAAAGCTCGACCCACAGACGGGAAAGTATACCACGGTTGAGTATTCTATTGTACTTCATGTTGTGGAACACCGTGTCGTACTTTCTTTTCTGACAGCACAGCGTATGGCAGAATCCGTCAGACAGCTCACGTAGGGCGTCGTCGGTAAGCTCAAAATCAATCCACTCGCCGGACTTGCGGTCGTATACTTTCCGCTTGCTCAGAAAATCATCCATTGTAAACTGCTTCTTGTCGTACGCTCTAAGCAGACCGACAAGAGTCTTGTAAGTTTTTTTCTTCATAATCGTATGTTGGTTGGTAATGTTCCTGTGTGTTATCCACACAGGATGATTCGGGCAGCAATGTGCTAATCGTGATAAGCTATGCTCACGATTTCGATTATGGCACGATGGAAGTCACGCTCCGCGCGTGGGTCTTCGTAACCGGTCATGCGGTTGTTGTGCATCTTACGGGCTGCAATCTTGGCTCTGCTGATTTCTGCGAGCAGTGTGCGCTCGAAATTCTTGTCGCAATTTCTGTCTCTAAGCATAATTCAAATTGGTTTTTATGGTTTGTGTGTGCCTCCGTGAGGGGAGGCTTTTCTGCTCGGTTACTTTTCGTCCGTGTTGTACTCGAAGATGATATTGCCAGAGCGTATGTCATTGAAGTACACGGCGATGGTGCTCAGCTTTGTGTTAGCATCAAGGGAATTTTCGTTGACACCGGTGCGGACGATTTCGAGCCATTGGCTAATCCGCGACTTGATGTCCGAGCTGAGAGGATGGTCGAGGACTTTGAAGCGTACGACGTTTGAGCCGTATATGTACGACATCTTGACAACGTGACGATGGACAAATCCTATCAGCACGCCGTGTCCGTCGCAGCAATACGCATTATCGTCGAAAAGGTCGTCGAAGAGAACGTCGCTGCATAGGTCTTTCTCGTTGATAGGGCAGGGAATTTCTGTTTTCATAATTCTTGCGGTTTTGGGTTGATAATTGTTAAGGATGCTACTTGCTGACAAATAGCATCCTTATGTTCAGGCGATGCGGTAAGCGGAAACGACATGGTCGTAAAAACCACGCGCGGTGTCTTCATCCATGAGAGGAGAGTCTACGAGCGCATGACCGATTTTGTCATTGATACACACGCTGTATCTGTCTCCCCACGTCCACTTTATAATCTTCACGGTGTACTGATAGTTGGATTTCTCGTCTATCACGTCACAGGCGAGCAATGGGTCGTTCGTCAGGATTTCATCTAACTCATTTCTTTCCTTTTCTGTCATAATTCTTGCGGTTTTGGTTTGTAGAAATCCTTACTCTTACGGGTAAGGATTGTTTTGGGCTTGTTAGTGTTTGTCGAACATGAGCATGTCTACCATTCTGTAGAATGTATATCCGTCAACTTGGTTGTAGATGAATCCGATGAAACGACGGCGGGATTCCATGTTCAATGAGCGGTAATAACTCTTGAAAGTGGAATAGTTCCCGTTTACCCATGCCTCCCAAATAAGGTCCATCATTTCCATCTCGTCATGTACTTCGTAGTACTTTGCCTGCTGGAGCAGCGTCTTGCTTCTTCTTGTCATAATTCTTTGTTTGTTGGTTGATGGGAGAGGAGCACACAGGCTCCTCCTCTTTAGGACTTGCTCAGACTGACTCGAAGTGCGCCTTGATGAGATTCTTGCATCCTTTCAGCAGATTCTTAACGTGACGCCGGTCTGAGTACTGAGGGAATTTGAACGACACACACCGCATCTCACGACCTTTTATCTGGTCTTGTATGCTTGTGTTGAGGAAGACTGTGGCGGAGATTTCTCGTCCGCTTGTCTCTACGTCCATGCACATGTTCGGCTGACGATAGACGGCAGCCTGCAAATCCTGCAATCGGGAAAGAACGAGTCGCATGCGTGTCTCATCCTTGAGTCTTTCGTATTCTGTCATAATTCTGTGTTTGTTGGTTCGTAGTGGGGGAGACTGGCTCCCCTTGGGTTAGGCATAAATAATTGACCTGCCATGAGTATTACGTAATACTTTCAGGAGATGCGGGTCTGAATTGTGATACTTACGTATATACTGCTCACACTTCTGCTTTGTATCAAAGTAGACAACTTCGTGTGGGTTGTTAGGCTTCACGCAAAACCACATTCTACCACCGAAAACATCTCCAATGCCACATGGCACCACTTCAAAGCGTGGGTAGACTTTTGTTTCTTCGGAATATACGTTATCGTAACATGCGTAAACCTCCATTGGAATACCATACACTTTTCTTTCGTCTGCATCATGGATAGCCTCCATTTTTGCAGAAGTGCAATTATTGTTAGTTGCTGAATAACTGCACAATACACCTCCGTCAGTTGGGTCGACGAGTACATAGCCCGTCAATTTTTTTGTTTGTTCCATATTCTATAATTTTGTTGGTTAATAGTAGCGGAGTTGTATCTCCGCTTGTTTAGGCTATCTGCCGAAGTATTTGCGCTCGAAATCTTCGTAACTCTCGCAGTTGAAGACAATCGCAACGCATTTCAAACCACGGGCATTTAAACTCTGTTTGACTTCTTTTGTAAGTTGTTCGCCTGTGTACACCTCAAAAGGAGGGAACACGAAATAATCCTGTGTCATAATAATTCTGTTTTGGTTAATAGACCCCACAATCGTGGGGATTTTTTAGGCTGTGGCTTACTTGCCGGATTTCTCGTTCACGTAGGCTACAAGGCGCTCGAACTTTGCGTCGTTTTCTTCTGTGCTGTAGAACGGATTGAATGAGAAATACTCATTGTAAGTGAGGGAATCTACATCTTTCTTGTCCTCTATGTATTCAACGCAAACGCCGATTTGGGCAGACATGCAGGGATTTATCACAATAGATATGCCCAGATGCTTGTCAAAAAATGTTCTTCTCTGCATCTCCTGTATTTTTGGGAGGATTACTTTGGCTATCCTCTCAGACTCTGTAAGCTTTTTCTTTTCCATAATTCTCTTGTTTTTATTGGTTGTCCTGAGCCGTGACACGCACAATAATCGTACTGCCACGGCATTTTCAGGCGATGAAGGCTACAGTGAGGAATTTTCCGTCATAACTAAGAAATTCGACGTGTGTATACATTTCCTGCATCTTTGCGAAAACTCTTTCCATAAACGCTGCACCTTTGCACTCAATTCTTCTTGTACTCATAATTTTGTAATTTAATTGGTTTGTAGAGGTAGCCAAACGGCTACCCTTTTTTAGACTAACCTCGTTTTTCGAGGGCTACACTGACGAAATAAGGAAGACTCTCACATTTTACCTCGTTCCATTCGCAGTTAACAACGGCACTCACATACTTGCTCTCCTGCTTGTGAATAAGACGGGTAATTGTACTTCTGCTTATAGTGGAAGATTTTTCCACCTCAAAACTGGCGTGAACAATATGTCCGTCCTGGGTAAAATCAACAAGTCCCTGTTTTCTCGCTACTGCGACAATTCCGTGAAAAGCGTTGATAAAAACGTATTTCTCACCATCAAAATACACGTCGATGCGTGTGTGGTACTCTTGCGTCTTAAAGTATTCCATAATTCTAATTTTAGTTGTTAATGATGTGCGGACGCATCATTTGCGATACGTCCCTTTTAGGCTTAGAAACAACGCGGACGAGAGAAATGACGTTCTATCTCCTTCGCCTTTCTGTCTGCTTTCGCAGCTCTCCGCGAATACTCACGCTCGTCAAGGTGTCTTCTCTCACACTCCGTTGAAATAACTCTCTTGTAGCTTGCCACAATCGCAGCAAGAAACATTCTGTCTCCGTTTGTCATAATTCTTTTTGTTTTGGTTGATAGAGCCACCCAAATAAGAGTGGCGTTTTGGCGTGAACTATTCGCTGACATTGAAGAAAAGAACTTCTTCTTTGTCGTTGATACTCAGATGTAAGTCAGGAGAGAGCGTGTCAATTATACCCATCTTTTCATGGTTCCATTTGTAGACCGCTATCCACACTCCCACAGGAAGCGTGTGACTTTCTCTCGTTCCGTAGAACTCTTTTGTGTCAACAGGGCTGACGTGCCAATAGATGTTCCACTGACCATTGTCAAGTCCTTCACATCTGATTGAGTCAATCAATACAAATGTCTTGTACTTCATAATCCTTTGTCTTTAATGGTTTGTTAGTTTGTGCCGTGTGTGGAATCGAACCACGCTTCACGCCTAAAATCGTGACACGGCTACCGGCTGTTGAAAGTCGCCAGCTCATACTTAACGTTTTTCCCAACGTGACATATAAACGTACGCCACACGTGGAGTCCTGTTTTCCTGTGTATCCACTCCGCTCACGTCTTGTGATTTTACGACTTCACCAAGCTTTGTCGGTGGGATAGAGCGCCCTTTCTCGCTATGTTTAGAGTACATTCTCTCGATTCCACTCTTTCAGTCCTTTCTTTGTTTTATGAGGTAGGAAACGGCTCAAAGGGAAATTCTAACCGCAAATCTGTAAGACTACCTAAGACTAATGAGGTCTTTTGTTCCGTGCCACGACTCGAACGTGACGAGAGCCTGTTTTTTCTCTCACGGAGATAATTCTATTCTGTGGGTTAATTATCGTACTACCCCAAAACAGGGTAGCAATTAAGGCTCAACACTTTCCAAGCACAATTTTCGTACTGCTCAGGATTCTGAACTCGGCTTGAGGAGGATCTTTTCCAAGCGCTCATTCTCACGCACGAAATTCTTGAAGAATCCGTTGCCAATTTTCGTACTGCTCCAGAAATAGAGCAGAAACAATATGTAAAGGATTCCAAGCACACTGATTATCGTACTACTTAAAATAAGCAGACACGGAACAAGCTGAAGGTTTCCAAGCACAATTATCGTACTGCTACGTAAAATCTGTCTCTTTGTCATAATTCTGAATTTTAATGGTTAACTGGAAGGTAGCCAAACGGCTACCCTTTTTAGGAGGATTAGAAATACCTGTCACGCAGGTATAACACATAGTTCTTGAATCTACTTATATATGGGTCACGGGCAGCAAAACAATGGTTAGCAAAATCCGCACGTGTCAAAAATCCCATGTTGTAGACTTCAATGGCGTGCTCAATCTCTGAGTACATAGCCCATAAATTTACATTCGTTGTTTCCATAATTCTTTTAGGTTTGGTTTGTAGACCCCACAATCGTGGGGATTTTCTTAGGCTATACGGAGATGTTTCGCGTACGTTCCGTATTTGTCTACAGCTGGATGCTCAGACGTGCGCTCTGACGAGTCTATTAGCTCCACGTTTACACCGCCGGCGTCCTTCCATTCCGTGAAATATTTCCACGCTTCCTCGAAGTTGTCAAAACTTCTGCAATGTACGTGCGGATGCACACCGCCTACAACACAATAGCGTTCTTTGTAATACTTGCTCATAATTCTATAATTTAATTGGTTATTAATTGTAGAGCAGCCACAAGGACTGCCCTAATTTGCCTTAGGACGTGCATCTTGGCACCGTGTTTGTCAAAATATTACTCCGAGTAACCAGCTCGTCGAGTTACGGCTTGCGCCGCACGGCTCACACCCTACCACGTAACGCAGTGGCAGCGTCAGTTTTCTTTGCAGTTATACTAAAAAACTGCATAGTGTTTTAGATGTCTCCACATCGGTATGTTAGTTGTTGCAGAGCCGTAACGTATGAAACATACGTTCATGTAGGTTGCTCACTCTATCCACCACGATAGAGGTCGATTTCTCACGAATCTCACGTGAACGCTCTTAAAACGTAGAATATGAATTATGAAACTCTCCCTTTGTTTCAAATTTCGTAGTTCAAGACCTTTCCGTATATTTCCTTATAGAAAAATCCTGCTTGCGAAATCCCATAACAAAGGGCGTGGCACGTCCGACACGTGTCACCATTTATGAAAATAAAACCTTAGAACTACTTCTTTTGGAATTTAGCACGCTTTGTCAGAAAAGACATAGCGAGGAACACCCACACACCACGATGAGGTATCCAAAAACGTGTGGGGAAAATTTGTAGTGGGGAGAATCCAGTAAGGGAGAAAAATTGCTCTGGAAAAATAAGGACGCAAAAAACCGCTTGCAACTCAAAATGAATTGCAAGAAAAATTTAAGTAGAGCGACAAATAACCGCCCTACTTAAATTTAGACTTGTTGTAGGGTGGCTATTATAGCCACCCCTGTGTAATGTCTTCTAAATTTTGAGAAGTCCGGCAAGATACATTTTTTCGGCTTGCTCTCTCGTTATGCCAAAGTCCTGTATAGCTGCATTGAGTGCACGTTCTTTGCGTGCAAGTTCGGAAGAACGTCTTGCGTATTGCTGCATGAATACGAACGCCTTAGCGACAAAACTGTTAACCTTATTAGGGGTGTTAATGAGTTTTGGCATTCCGTTTAATAGTCCTAAACCGTATAATTTGCGGTATGTGAACCACTTTCCTGTATTGGTGCGTTCTGCTACTTCCAATACTGCAACCGCTACAGCCTTCTTAAAAGCCTTAAGCGTTTGGCGGTCTTCGTTCACGGTCTTGAGTTGGTAAGCCTCAAAACGGGCTTTTGCTTTCTCATAGTCCGTGGAAAGTTGCTTATAGCGTCCATCCGTCTCGTTAGCGTCCGTTATTGTCTCGTTGATAGCCTGTGTTAAGTCGTCAACGAGACCGCCACAAGCGCCTACTACCCACGGGCGGAACATCTCAACGTATGAAGGCTCATCCTGTGCCTTTGCCAACTTTTGGGCGTTCTCAACTGTGTTTACGTTCTCTTTTACTGTGTTCTTTACTTCGTTAGCTTTCATAATTGAATTGTTTAAATTGGTTATTTAATACTAAGAGTTGTAAAATCCTTTGAGGGAACGAAAGAAAACGAATATCTTTGCAGTGTTTAAATTGGTTGCAAGCTATTCGCTTAGCTTTCATTCCGTGGGGTGGGTCTTTTAGGCTCACCCCTGTTTATGTTACATAAAATCAAAGAACTAAGAAGTTCCACACCTATTACCTTCAGCGTGACCACATACCGCATTGTTTCCTGTGTGTGCGGTGCGGTGTGCCGTATACACACAGGGACGTATAGAGACAATACAGGCATAGTATATGCCTGTAGGTTGACCGCTGTCACCCTATAAAAAGCAAATATCATACCCTTAAATATTGAATTAACATTTTTAACAATTAGCTAACTCATTGATATATAATAGGTTAGCAATATTTTGGCGTGAATAAATATTCATCAAGTGTATAAAGACTGACAAAGTGACAAAATTAACTTAAAATACCTTAATTGTCAGTGACAAAGTGGCAGTTGTTAGAAAAGTTTAACTTTCGTGGAACATTACAATATGGATAAATATTCAGTCATGGAAAATAACATAATAATGTAAATGTGTTGTAAATCAACGAGTTACAAAAAATAATAATATGACGGAGTGTGAAACATTGAAATTATTACAAATTGGCGTTTTTAACAAATATTATACCATATAATATGGACAAAATGACCCCCACCCACCCCCTCAAGCGGACGCTTGCCGCTTTATAGTCACCTCACCTGAAAATTTTTTCTTTTTTTTCTAACTCACTGGCAATTAACACCTTATATTTGCCTTTTTGGTCTTTTGATAGTGCATAAATAGTGAATATTAATACTACGTGTTAATTCATTGTGAATGACTGTGAATGACTGTTAACCTGCATATATATACATATTGGGTTTCGGGGTTTTGGTTGGGGGCGTATGGTCGGGTGTCGGGAACATTGTTATGATGCGTTTTGTAATGATGCAGCTTATCTTGCATCGTATGGAGGGAATTATGCAGCAAATTATGTTGTTTTATCGGTATAGTGCAGTATTGAAGGATTATTATTACGTATCTTTGTGTGTGCGTGTATGTAGGGTATAGGGATTTAAGCAGAATAGCTGCACCTACCCGACATATAGGGGGAAAAAGCTGCATCGGATGCTGCATAAGTCTTGTTGGGAACTGCATAGCTTGGAACGGCTTTGCGTGAACAATGTAAAAAGGCTTGCCAGTAGGTCTTATGACATATAGCTTATAGCTGTTATGGTTTATAGCGCAAGACTTATGGTGATAGGTCTTATTGCGGGGACAAAGTTAGCGATTTGTCTTTTGCTGTGCAATAGTCTTGCTGGATAGTTTGGTGTGGTTTGGATGTTAAAGTTTTTAACTTTTGCATTTTGTGGCATGGCCGCTATGTGGTTGTGAAGAGATGGGGTTTATTGTGGAATTATTTAAACCTTAGATTAATGGAAGGAATTGTATTTAGGAGTAGCGACAATCAGGCGCTGACAACGAGTGCGATTGTTGCGGAGAAGTTTGGCAAGGAGCATAAGCACGTCCTTGAAGCTATCAGAAGTATTCTTTGTACGAGAGACGAAAATTCGGCTTTCGTTGATAGTCAGCAACTTGCGAAGATGTTTGCCCTTACGGAGGTGGAACAGCCGATGCCTGTTGGCGGCGGCGTTAAGAAAATCCCGGTGTATGTGATGAACAGGGATGGTTTTACTCTGTTGGCTATGGGCTTTACTGGAGCGAAGGCTTTGGCTTTCAAGCTGGAGTATATTAATGCCTTTAACGCCATGGAACAGCAGATACGTCAGAGCAGCGGAGTCCCTCAGTCGTTCGCTCAGGCTCTTATGCTTGCTGCCAAGCAGCAGGAGATGATAGAGGCTCAGCAGAAGCAGCTTGAGGTGCAGCAGCCAAAGGTGGAGTTCTTTGATGCTGTTGCTGAGAGCAAGACTGCGATTGAGATGAAGCTTATCGCGAACACTCTGCACTTCAAGAATGTCGGCAGGAACAAGCTGTTCTGCATCTTGCGTGAGCAGGGTATTCTTAACGGTGGGAACGTGCCTTACCAGAGATACATAGACTGCGGTTATTTCAGGACCATCGAGCAGAAGTATACGGTTCCGAGCGGCGAGACGAGGATCAACATCAAGACTCTCGTGTATCAGCGTGGCTTGGACTATATCCGCAAGATGCTGAAGCGTCTCGGATATGTGGAGGCTGAAGGTAGTTTATTTTAATCATTAATCAATTATAGAGAATATGAATACTAAGAACATTATCCTTGCATCGGCTTTGCTGGTGTTTGCCATCATCATCGGTACGTTGGTGGCGGGTTATTTCAGTTACAACAACCGCGAGATTTCGCTTCGTCAGCAGGCAGAGGCTCAGCGCGGCAAGATTGAGGGCGTGCATGACAAGATGTGGAAGATCATCCAGCAGAAGGCTCAGGTGACTGACGAGTACAAGGGGACTTTCGAGAAGATTTATCCGCAGCTCATCGCCGGTCGTTACCAGAACGACAAGGGTACGATGATGAAATGGATAAAGGAGAGCAACCCTAACTTCGACGTGTCGCTATATCGTGACCTCATGCAGTCGATAGAGATACAGCGCTCGGAGTTTCAGACCGCCCAGGAGCGTATGCTTGACATCATCCGTGAACATGAAACGCTTACTCGTACTTATCCTGCGCGTTGGTTCGTGTCGAACACGATGCCGATAGAGTATAAGGTGATTTCGTCGTCGCGCTCGAAGGAGGTGATGATTGAGGGCGAGGACAACGACGTGGATTTGTTCGGCGATAAGAAGTAGGCTTATGGAGGTCCTTGTCTTTCTCCTTCCTTTCTTCGTGTCGGCTTTCCTGCTGATATTCTTCCGTGAGCAGACGACGTGGTGGGAGCACGCTGTGCTTATCGTCCCGTCGCTGCTTGTGGGCGTAGGTCTGCTGTGGACGTTCAAGCGTGCCGAGTCGAGTGATACGGAGTATCTTGGCAGCTATGTCACGAAGATACGCTATTATGAGCCGTGGAACGAGCGTGTCGCACACACCCGTACCTATACAGACTCAAAGGGCAACACTCATACCGAGACCTACTACGTGACAGAGGAGCATTCTGAGAAATGGGCTTATTCCGACCATTCCGGACGTGAGCGTGACTGCTCAAATGACGTCTTCTCTGCTATGAAAGAGCGTTTGGCTGCTTCTCCTGTCTTCGTGGACATGCACCGTGACTATTACACCCGCGACGGCGACGCTTACGATTATCCGTGGGACGGTCGTGACGTTACACTCTATCCTGTGACACGTGAGCACGAATACGAGAACAAGGTGAAGGCTTCGCGCTCGGTGTTCAAGTTTGAGAATATCAGCAAGGAGGATGCTCGCCGTATCGGGCTGTATGACTATCCTGAGATATGGCTGCGCGACCAATGCCCTATACTCGGCGCCAAGTTTTCCGCCCGTCAGGAGCGTGCCGTCCGTGTTTTGAATGCGCGATACGGACCTCAGAAACAGTTTCGTCTGTATCTGCTGTTCTTCCGTGATAAGCCGATATCCATTGTGGAGAAGCAGCGCTCGTACTGGCAGGGTGGCAACAAGAACGAGCTTGTGGTGTGCGTGGGGCTTGACAGGAACAACCGCGTGATGTGGAGCGACGCTTTCTCCTGGTGTGACTCGCCGGTGCTTGCCGTGAAGAGCCGTGACTGGTTTATGAGCAATCGTCTTGACCTCTGCGCCTTTGTCTCCTATATAGAGCCTATCGTGCAGAAGGAATGGAAGCGCAAGGACTTCTCTGACTTCAAGTATGTGTCGGTGGAGTTGAGTGACGGGCAGTACTGGACCATCGTCTTCCTCATGCTCCTGCTGAATGTGGGACTGAGCGTGTGGATTGTAGGTAACAACTATAGGAATTAGCGTTATGAGTAAAGGGAAGTATCGTAACAAGGCTCCGTTTTCCACATTCCGTCCTGACCCTCGCCATTGGACTCGCAAGGGCAGTTCTTGGAAGCAGAAGGTAGGGTATGATACGGAGGATGATGCTTGGGAGTTTCTGAATCAGAATCCGAGACTCAGGGCGATGGGGGAGAAGCCTTACCTGTGTGAGATTTGCAGCAAGTGGCACGTAGGGAGGGCGCATAAGAAACAACAAACATAAAGAATAGAGACATGGCAAGAAAAAAGGACTATAGCAAGGAGCGTATGGCTCTTTATGACAAGTTCGTGGAGGTGTTTAACGAGACGGACGGGGAGATGCCTGGCGACGAGATATTGTCGGCTATCGCGGACTTCGCGGGCGTTACTGTGGCGTATGTGTCACGGGCGGTGGGGCTTGATCAGGAGAAGGTGCTGTTCGCTTTCTTTGACCTGTTGGTAGGGGCTGCACAGAAGGCGAAAGAGGAATGCGGAGAGGAGAAGGGAAGCTGATGAAGTGCAGGGACTGTGTTATGTTTCGGGAGGAGGACGCTGACAGTCCTCCTGCCTGTTGGAGAGGCGAGAAGGAGGAGTTTGCGAGAGGTGATGATGAGGCTTGCGACCGCTACCGATCGCTGAAAATCGCTTACAAAAGCTGAAAATCGCTTACAAAAGCTTACAAAAAAAGGAATAAGATAACTATAAAAATAAATATTACGGAAGGAGACTGTATTATGGAGAAGAGATATATTGGGATTGACCCTGGGGTGAATGGGGGCATTGCAGTGCTTTCGGCAGACGGGTCGGTTGTAGAGGTGGCGAAGATGCCGGGGACAGCTCGTGACTTGCTGGACTTTCTTCGTCGTTATAAGGACGATAGTGCCTGCGTGTTAGAGAGGGTCGGCGGTATGCCGGGTAACGGCGCTCATGCGATGTTTAACTTCGGTAAGGGTTTCGGTCATCTTCAGATGGCGCTTTTAGCGTTGGAGATTCCTACTGAGGACGTTACCCCTAACAAGTGGGAGAAGGCGTTCCAGATGGGCAGCTCGGGGAAGTTCACGAAGAGAGAATGGAAGAATCTGCTGAAGGCTAAGGCTCAGCAGCTGTTTCCGAGGCTCGGCAGAAAGGTGACGCTTGACACGTGCGATGCGCTGCTGATAGCGGAGTATGGCAGGAGATTGGGGCTGTAAGGGGGAGGCTGGGCCTTACTGAGCCTTTCTGAGCCTCTTTGAGAGGCTGCTTATTGGTTATTTGGTGGTTATTATTATTAAATGCTATAAAGGATTATTGTTATGATTGATTTTGGTAAGAAGGTCTATTCGGGTAATTTCCTGATTATGAAGAAGGTTAAGACTTTGAGTAAGAAGGAGATGGCTCGGCTCCGTGAAATGAACGGGACGAATAAGGAGCTGTGTAAGAAGTTGAGCCGTTCGGGGCTTCCCTATATCCGCGTGGAGACTATCGGTGGCGACTGGGCTGTGGAGTTTATGCTTGGCACTACTGCCTATGACGCCATCGAGGCGCTTGACGTAAAGAAGGACGGGCGTGGAGACTGGAGAGTGACCGGCGTTGACGGCGAGAACTCGAAGTTAGTGTTTACGAGCATGTATATGGACACCTCCGTGGTGGGGGACGAGCAGTATCAGGCAGACAAGTGCAAGGCTCTGACGGAGTATCTGAAGCGTAGCGGAGAGAAGGCCGTAGATGCGACGGAGAAGGAGTGCGGAAGCGGAAAGGAGGACGTAGATGGCAAAGAGTAGCGGCGAGTATATCGACATGCTGTTTTCGCAGCTTCTCACGATGAGCATGGACGACAAGTATGAGTTTCAGGCTCTTCGTGGCGACTGGGGCAATACGAACAGCGCTAAGTATAACGACATGTTGGCTCGTTTCTGCCGTAACATACGCGAGCTGGCAAAGAACTGCCCTGTGAAATATTTTGCCTTTGCGTTCTATATGTTCGACGGCAGGATATACGAGGTGGTGGACGTGAGCGTCATCGAACAGGCGTATCAGCTTCTGTTGGAGAAGCTCTGTGTGGCGCCGGTGATGAACCGTACGAGCCTTCGCAAGGAGATATTCATCGCGACGATAAAGAACTATAACACTCTTGTGCCTCAGTTTGACATCGTGGCGTTCAGAAACGGCGTTGTGGACTTCACCTTATCCCGCAAGACGAAGCCCGAGGCGATGCCATTCTCTCCGCATTATCACGTGACGTACTATCATCCATACGACTTTGACCCCAAGGCGAAGTGCCCGCTGTGGAACCGCTTCCTTATGGACGTGCTTCCAGACAAGGACTCGCGTGACATCCTCCAGATGTTCCTCGGTCTTGGTCTTGTCCAGCGTGGTGACGCCTTTAACGTGTACGACGGCAAGGTGGTGAACAAGATAGAGCTGTGTCTGATGATGATCGGTTCGGGTGCTAACGGCAAGAGCGTCATCTTCGAGGTGATGTGTGCGCTGTTCGGTCCTGACCGCATATCGAAGATGGACTATGCCGACCTGACCGCCGACGGTGACGAGGGCATGCGCGGTCGCTATCCTATCCGTAACGCCATCTTCAACTGGTCGAGCGATTCTGACGTCCGCAAGTTCGGCAAGAAGAACACGGGTATGTTCAAGCGCCTTGTGAGCGGCGAGCCTATTACTTACAGAAAGCTTGGCGAGGACGTGTTTGAGTCGCGTTCTGTGCCTTACCTTATCTTCAGTCTTAACAGCGAGCCAGAGAGCAACGACACGTCTCTTGGTATGATACGCCGCTTGCAGTATGTGAACTTCGAGGTGACCGTGCCTAAGGAGAAGCAGGACCCTGAATTGGCTTCGAAGATTATCAACAAGGAGCTTTCCGGTGTATTCAACTGGCTGCTTGAGGGTGAGAGGAAGCTCAGAGAGCGTCACTTCAGATTCCCTGAGGCAGAGGGTTCGAAGAAGCATCGTATCATGGCTTATCTGAAGAGCCAGCCGGTGCTTTCCTGGCTGATGGCTTACGACATCAAACACCAGCGCCGTGTGTCGAACGAGATTGGTCTGAGGATTCCTGTGTCGTTGCTCTATGAGAGCTTCGTGCAGTTCTGTAACGACAATAACCTCGACGACAATGACATTCCTTCGAGCAACAAGTTCAGTAGGGTGTTGTGGGACGACTGCCACTTTGTGAAGAAGAAGACCCCGAAGTGTATTGCTTATGAGGTGTATGGCGTGACAGAGGCTGACCTTAGACAGCACTTCATCATATCAGAGATGACAGGTAAGGACTATGGTGAGGAGGTAGGGTTTATCAAGGAGGATGTGAAGTGATAAGATAAACATTAAGAAAGAAATGGAAGATAAGGAGAAGATAGAGCAGCCTTCTTTGGATATTCAGAAGATTTTGGATGATGTGATGGCTGCTGAGAGCACAGATGTGGTGTTTCTCGGTAAGAAGAGGAAGATAGGGTGGCTTAGCAATGGCACGGTGCGACGGTTTACGCATGTGGTGATGAAGGAGAAGAACGAGGCGAAGCGCAACTGCAAGCTTTGTGCCTTGGTGCTGCTTAACAACATCTGGAAGATACGTCTGCGTTATGCGCTGCTTTGGCGCTGGCTGTACTATGTGAAGGATGTGAATGCAGTGGAGATACTTCGTGTGGTGGATGTAGCGAAAAAAAAAATTCCATCGACAGCGTGCTCTCTGCTTACCATATTAGCGACCGGGATGACGGACGTGATGATGGCGATGACAAAGGAGGAAGTAAAAGCTATCCAAGCCGAACAAGCTGGGGCGCAGCCTACTCGTTAGCCGAGAAGTTCGGCTTCCTCTTTGAGCGTAAGTTCGGTATAAGGGCTTACGACTACTGGTGGGGCTACACGGCGGCTCAGATTGGGCTGATGGTGGCTGACCAGCCTCTTGTGGTGTACCCGAAAGGTGAAGCCAAGAACGCCGACGGCAGCAAGAAGCATACGGCGGAAGAGATGGACAAGCTTTGGGATGACTGGCAGAGGAAGAAGCAGAAAGAGGGTAGCTTAGTGGGAAAGAAGGTGAACCTCGGTGAGTATTTGAAGGGAGGCTTGTGATATTTATTGTTAACTTTTATTAAGGATAAAATATGATTGAGAAGTTTGTTGAAATTGTGGAGGACAAGGCAGCTCTTGAACTTGGGCTGCGTGTGATAATGGAGGTGGCAGAGACTAAGAATCTGCCGCCTGTTGGGGTGCTTCCCACGTTTAATGACGAGCTTATTGCTGATATGTTTAACAAGACGCTTGAGCTTGTTGCGGGGAAGAAGTTTCCTGAGGACGTGGGCAACTCGGAAGGAATCGGGTTCTTTGCAGAGAAGGACTAAGGGCAAAAGAAAAGCGGCTACCATCACTGGTAGTCGCTTTTTTGTCAAAACAACATGTAAATAATCACTTATACGAAACATCCATTGCAAAAATACGATATTATTTTATTATTACCTTGAGTGGCAGCTTGCATTAACACTGGTTAACTATTTCTTTTTCTTTTGCGCTGTTGCCATTCCGTTCTGGAAGATGAGGCATTCCTCGCAGCGGTTGGGGTATTGGACCGGGAGGTGGAAATGGACGGTGTTGGACTCGGTGTCTATCTCGTCCTGCTTGATCTTGTTGTAGTCAGCAATAAGGGAGACTATCTTGAGCCAGTCGGGTGAGCCTTTCTTGGCTTTCTTTTCTGCTGCTACGAGCTTTCGCAGGATGGATTCCTTGGAGGTTTCCTTGGTAAGCTCCTCGGCTGTTATTTCCTCGGTCTTAGGGGCGTTTCTGCCTTGCAGTTCAGCGATGCGTGTCTGTACTGAGTCGAGGGCTTCGAGCTTGTTCATTTCCTTTGTAAGTTCGGCTTTTGGCCATGAGAGTCCCTTGCCCTGAAAGGCGACAATCCAAGCATCATACATGGAATTGCCCGCAGCCCGTAGGTCTGCATATATTTTGTACTCTGGACAAGCCATCTGGTACTGTTTTGTTTGTCTTATGAAATTCACAGACAATGAATAACCTTCCATATATAATTAGTTTTTAATAAGTCAATACTGTATATTTAAAATTATTTATGATTGCTGTATTTTTATATTGCTTAGTCTTTTTGTATATGCTATATCGTGGCAGATTATTATCTTTCTCCGCCTCATATACCGTATTATACCATGATACACAACTATTGTCTGGGGCTATTTTCAATACACACATACGCTTTCTTTGTTTTTTCGCAAATTTATCCGCTGGTCTTTCTCCTTTATAGGCAAAACGGACAAAACATTCAGCATCTGCAATGCCATCACATTCCATTATAACTTTTTCTCTTGAAATGCCGGCAAACTTGGCTGCTGATTTCGTAAAATTAAATGAGCATACAAAATTGCCATGTCTGTCATAAACGTCGATTGGAGTATTAAATTTATGCGCAACCATTGTTGTAAGCTGTTTGTTCATTCTGTTACCATAGCGGTTATTGTATTTTTGCGTACACCATTCCAAATTTTCCAAATGGTTGTTTCCCGGGTTTTCGTCCTTATGGTTTACCTGTGGGTATTCGTCTGGATTAGGAATGAAAGCGGATGCCACAAGCCTATGTATATAGTATTTCTTGTATTTCCCTTCTTTGTCGAGAAGGCGCACATACTTATATCCGACACCATTGTCAGATAATTTCAAGAACCTGCCTTCATGGTTGTAATAGACGAATCCGTTAAACTTTGGCTTTGAATAAGCATACACTCTCCCGTGAGTGCTAATTTTGTAAAGGCCCTCATATCCTTGTATATCTTTCCATATTTCTTGGTCTTTCATACTCGATGCGTTTAAACAATCCCGATGATTAAATAAAGGGGAAGGCCCACCGAGACAGCCTTGTCAAGAGGTAGCTAATCCTCTCCATCCCCACCTGTAAAGTTACTAAAAACCAACGAGATATGCAACATTATTCATCTTTTTTCTTCGTTATAAATGAATTTTATGAAGCACACGCAGTTGGTGTGGAACGGGGGAAAAGGGTCGCCGAAGTGGTGAATGTAGGCGGTTTCGTCATCACAAATTGCGCAGGGATATGAGCTGCCTCTATGGACTGTGAAGCCTATGGCTCCTGACTCCTTTCCGTACTGCTGTTCGGCTATTCCCCATGCTACGGCTACCATCTGGCGGGCGTTCCTCGTTATGTTCTGGAACGCGGAATGGAAGATGCCTTTGCCGTAGGACGGTGTGGCTATGCTGATGTCCTTTGTCCTTGCCTTCGTGATGACAGAGGCGAGGTAGGGATTCTTGTAGCCGGTGCGGACGGATGAGAGGAGCTGCGTGTCGGTGTAACCCATCATAATGCCTGCCTTGGACATTCTTACGATGTCTTCGGCGAAGTTACGGAGGTATATGGCGGTTCGCTGTGCCGATGTCTTGCCATAATATTCCGACGTTAGGAAACTCTCTACTCCTTCCGATGAGATGTTGAGGTGTGTGGCGGCGGCTACGGCGTAGTCATGGATCTGGCGTTCGATGCCATCCGCGAGCTTTGAGGTGATGGTCTTGGCTTCGCGGAGAAGCGCCTGTTCGTTGGAGAGGACGTTTCCGCGACGGTACTTCCCTGCCGCCTGCGTGATTTGCTTGGCGGCAGAGAAGAGGAGCTTTGTGATGCGTGACTCGCAGGCGAGCTGCGCCTTGGAGCGAAGTGTGGCGTATTCTGCTGACATAGTGTTGGGAATTAAGAAAGCCTCTTTTTAGTGTTTACGGTTGTAGGCGTCCCAATTGTCTCTGCCGGGGTAATTATTGTTCTCGTCCCAGTCTTTTCCTGACCGGTTGGGGCGCCCTGCCTTTCTTCCTCCTCCAGTGTTGACGTCGGAACCACTTTGCTGTTTGTTGATACGGGCGGTGGCTTCCTGCTGTTCTATGGCGTTCTCGGTTTCGTTGTCGGCACGCTGCATATCCATGAGGAGGTCTTGCTGGTCTTCCTCCTTCTGCTCTCTCATAATGCGCTCGAACTCTCCGTTCTTCGGGAAGTCAGGGCAGCGTTCGGAGGCTGTCTGCTTGGAGAGGAAGTGGTTTTGTACGGCAGTGGCGAGGTTTGTGATCAGCTCCGTCTTGTTGGCGTGGGTGTACGGTGATATCCATGCGTTGATGGGAAGACCTGTCATTGTGGCGACAAAATTCTCCTCCGTGCCGATGCCGAACTTGCAGATGGTGACGAGCTTGTCGAGGAACGGCTGTAGCTTCTGTGCGTCGTTCATGGCAATCTCAAGAGCTGGCGAATAGAGGAGCTTTATGGCTACGCCTGGGAGGTCTCCAGACTTGAGTTCCGGCGGCTTGACGGTGAATGACAGCTCGTAGATGAGGTCGTATGACTTGTTGAGCTGTGTGGCGAATGCGTTGGACGCATCCGTTCCGTTGAGGAATCCCGCCTCGCTGTCCGTGTTGTTCATCGCAATGGACTTGACGGCTCCGGTCATCTCGTCTCCTATGATGCTGACGTCCTCTCCGTCTCCCTTGAGACAGAAGATAGGGAATGCGTATGCCTTGTTGTTCTCGCAGAGATAAGAGAAGGCTTCCTCGAAGTCCTCGATGTTGTGCTGTACCATGAACCAACAGGGTCCGTCCTCGTTACGTGCGTAAGCCACTGGCACGAACGGGAATCCGTGCGGTTTCTCCTCTACGAGGTTGTATCCGTCGATGCCGAAGAACTTGGCTACGTACGTGATGACCTTTTGTGTCTTGCCTTGCGCTACGCTGCGCTTGAAGCGATAGAACTTGGTCTTGTCCCACACCTCGACCCATTCCGTAATCTCGTTGCCCTCGTCGTCAAAGTCGCTGAAACGTCTTGCGAAGCACAGGGTGTCTCCGGTGAGTGAATCGAACTGCGGATAGAGTCGGTCGCCGCGGTCGTATGATAGCGTTCGTGTTCCGAATTTTCCGTTCTCGTCGAAATAGCCCACGATGGCACAGTCAGCCACCTTCATGTATGCGCTGATGGCCTCGAAGAAACGGATTTCCATATCGTGCATGAGCCATCCCTTCTTGAATACATTGAGATATTTCTGAGCCTTGTCAGCCTCCTCCCTGCTGTCATCTCCGCTGTCAGCAAGCTCGAACTGCACGTCGTTGCCCGTAAGATGGAGCACGTGCTTCGTATGGATGAGCTGCTGGAAGGCGAACGCCGTTCTTGTGATGGGCTGCTGATACCACTTGCCCGTGTCGGGGTCCTGCTTCCATATATCGGGATATTCCTTTACGTCGAAGATGCGGTGTCCTGTAGGATAGAACTCGCGCAGGAAGTCAGCCTGCGTCTTTATGTTGCGATAGACAGAGTCTTCCGGCATATTAGGCGTTGCGTCTTCTCTGATGTTGGTTGTCCACGCTCCGTGCTTCTTGTATCCCTCCGGCGTAATCTCGAAGAACGGCTTCTTGACAAGAATCTCTCTTACCTTTAAATTCTCCATAATCCTTTTACCTTATTGTGTTTTTTCTTTGTTAAGCTGAAAACCATCCTGTAGAACCAAGACTCGAAGAAGTCGGGCGAGTGTCCTACGTATCTCTTTGCCTTCTTTTTAGGCATAATTTTAAATCCCCTATCATCTCCGTCTTCATCGCGTCTGAGCATCTTCCGCTCCTTCTGGAGGATCTGGCGCAGTGTCCATTTCTCGAATCCGTCTCCCGAAAACTTGCGCTCAAGCAGCGAGGCGTCTATGGATATGCGCCGTTCCTTTACCATCTTGTAGAAGAGCCACGCGCACTGCGACTTGAGGTCTTTGTAGAGGTATTTGATGCCATCCTCCTCCTTTCGTGACTGCGCCAATGGTGCAGCCTGATTGTTGAAGGGCACGGCATCCTTGAAGAATCCCTTGAAGTACTGTCCGATGCCCTGCATATCGTACGTGAAGTTGCATTCCTCAACGCCCCACTCACGCAATCTTGCCTGGACAACAGAAACGAGTGTCTTGGAGTCGATTCTTGACACGATGAGGTCCTTGCAGTGCCATCCTTCCCATAGCCACATCACGAAATTGTCACCTCCCGTGAAAGCGATGTCGGCAGAAGCCCGTCTGATGCCGTCGTCGGTCTGTTCGGCGTTGTCGAAGATGGCTTCGAGGTCGTCCATCTTTATCATGTCGTCTCCAGCCGCCTTCCAGTTCCAGTTGGCTTCGAGGTCGCGCATTCGCTGTTCCTCGTCCTGCTGCGCAAGGTTGGCGAGATAAGACACGTCGGTGGAAATGAGCTTGATGTTTTCGGACACGTCGGCACGTATGAAGGTGGCTGACTTGATGAACATCTCGAGCTTGGAATAGCCAAGTTCTTCGTAGCTGGGTTTCCAGAGCTTGTCGATGATGCCCTTGCACTGTTCGTAGACCTCCTCGCGTGTGTCTCCCCAGTAGATAGAGTCGGGTGTGTCGCCGTCCATGAAGCAGTAGCGTATGACTCCGTCTCGCTCGGGTATGATGTAGCCGTCTTCGTCCACCCACCAGTCGATGAACTTGCGTACCCATGACTCGGGGTCGGGGTTACAGGTTATCCAGAAGCGGTTTCGGATTTGTGATGCGTTACGGTTGGTCTTTATGAGGAACTTGAATTTCTTGAACGGTATCTGTGTACCCTCATCGACACAGATATAGGCATACTGACGACCTCGGAAACGCTCCTCGAAATCCTTTAGTGCTCCTTCGAAATACGAGAACTTGAGCCATCCTCCGCTGGCAAAGTTCCATGTCATGTCGTTCTGGGACTTGTTGTATGTGCCGAACTGGGAGAAGAGCTTGTAGGAATCGGAGATTAGGGACTGAAGGTCGTCTTTCTCCTTTCGTAGTATCGTGGCATGGAAGTCGGGGTTTTTGATGTCCTTCAGTGCCTCCATGAGAGAACTAAAACTCTTACTACCGCCGCGGGAGCCTCCGACGATTTTGATGTCTGCGTCGATGGCGAGCATGCGTTCCTGTCCTCCCCGTTGGTCTATGATTTTGAGCCGGTCGGGGTGGCGTTTGTCTGCGTCTCGGAGAGACTGTATGTACTCCTGGGTGTATACAGGAGAGCCGTCGCGTAGGCGGTATGGTGAGAGTTTTGTCATGTTATCCTGTTGATAATGGGGCGTTTATGGGGCTTTGTTTAATATTTTATGTATGTTTATGCAAAAATAATGGATTTTTCTTGGATAGATGTATATTTATGCGTATTTTTGCGATATAAAATGTATATTTATGCAATTAGTAAGGTGAAGGACTCACTTTACATAAACACAAATCAGAATGACGATAGAGGAACTATTGGAATTGGTGAACAAGAAGGAGGACACTTCTAAGTTTACCACACTCAGCAAGAAGAGCATTGACGACGAGCTTAATGACGTTCTTGGTGAGATGGGTGACGATGATGACGAGAATGACAGAATCGTTACCAAGTTGGCAAACCGACTCAAGCGCATGGACAAGAATCTGCACAAGAACATAGCTGACGAGCTGAAGAAGAGCAGAGAGGAAGCCGAGCGCAAGAAGAAGGAAGAGGAGGAGCGCAAGCGTAAGCGTAATCGCGCCAAGGAGAATGACGATGACGATGATGACGGCGGAGACGACGACAGAATCGCCAAGTTGCTCGCCAAGGTGGAAGCCCTTGAGAAAGCCAGCGCAGAACGTGACAAGGAAGCCGCAAGGAAGGCGACTCTCGAGTCAGTGAAGGCAGGACTGAAGGAAAAGTTCGACAAGGCCGGACTGGAGCTTAACGGCTTCTTCTTGAAGACCTCGCTTTCGAAATTAGAGATACCAGACAAAGATGCCGACATCGACGATCTGGTGTCCGAGGCCGAGAAGATCTATACCGCCGACTTCAAGGAAGCGACCGGCGAGAAGGGCATCCCCAGCAAGAATCACACCAGCAGCCCTGGCGGAGGCGGTGACGATGACAAGTTTATGGAAGAGATAGCCGCCCGTCGCAAGAAGCGTTTCGGCGATGGCAATGACGACTCGGCCAAGAAGTAACAGGATAACAACAAAAAATCAAGGTAAAAAGATTATGGACAACACTTCAATTTCGTACATGGACCAGATGGCAACGCGTGGTATGCTTAACCACGGTGCGACCATCATCCAGACAGAGGGTGAGGTAGGCGGCACCCGATACGTGTTTGCCGGTCTTGAGGCACTTATCAAGAACGCCTTCGTGCATCCGCCCATCGGCGGTAAGCTTGTGAATCCGTTCAATGGTCCCGCAAAGATTTACGCGGGCGACCTCTTTGAGCATGATCTCGGCTTCACCAAGGGCAACGACGGTCCTGGCGCTACCATCAAGGTGCTGAAGACCTACGAGGTAGGCAAGGCCACTGGAGCAGCAACAGACGTTGACATCTACATCGTTCGCAACGGCTTCGTGCACATCCCCTTCGTGGGCGACACCCTTATGGTGGCTCAGAAGGACTTCGCGACCAAGGCGAAGGGCGTGACCGTGACCGCGGTGGAGGCAACCACCGACGCGACAGCCGGCGACGTATGGAAAGTGACCCTCAGCGAGACTCTCGGCGCTTTGACCGCGGGCACTGTACTTGTGGAGGCAGAGAAGGCGGGCGCAAGCGTTCTGCCTATGGTGACGAATCCGAACTGCTTTGCCCCCTGCGACAACGACTTCCCGTATTTCCCTGCCGGTGGCGACAAATTTCACCAGCCTCGTACCAACATCAACTTCTGCATGCTGAATCCAGACTGCGTGATGTGGCTCGACCGTATGGGACCCGTTCCTCCTGCCGTAAAGGCGATGAACAAGTCGCTGTACCCGGAGTTCTGGCACATTTAACACTATTCGTTTAACGTAAAAAGATTGTTTTAGGATATGGCAAAAATAGATATTGGCATTGCGCAGCTTGCGAAGTTCTTCTCCGGTCGCGGTAACAACGAGTACCTTCAGAAGTTTCTGAACAAGGAGGGTGTTCTCCGCTGCAACTACGGCTGGTATAAGACCCAGGGTGACATTGACCCCAATCTCACTCCTACCACCAGTAATGGTGATGCGACTTTCAAGGTCCGCTCTCGCGACCTTACCCCTGCCACCCTTATGAGCCTTCGTGCTCCGTTGGCTGAGGGTCACCAGAAGGACAAGACAGGCTTCAAGTGGTATACGGCTTCCATCCCCGACTTTGCGGCAGACGGTTTCCGTGAGACCGCCATGGAGCGCTATCACAAGCAGAAGCTCTTGCAGGACGAGTTCGGCAACGACGCTGACGTCGTGGACGCATACTTGGACAAGGTTCAGGACCTGACAGACTCCCTTGACTCAACCATGACGTTCCTGACGGCTCGTGCTGCTTCAACGGCTCAGATTGACTACGACAAGATTTCGCGCGGCATTCAGGAGCCTCTCTACGACGCTAACGTGCCGAAGGAGAACTTCAAGAAGGCCGGCGCTCTTGCCTGGAACGACGCGAACTGCGACATCTTGGAGCAGATGCGCAAGATGGAGGAGGACTGGCGTAAGGAGTACATTCAGTACAAGGACTTCCCTCTTGTATGGCAGATGACCAAGGACGACTTCTACAACGTGTTCTTGAAGAACAAGCAGGTGGCCGAACTTTGGCAGAGCTGGGCTAAAGCGAACTACGTGGCTTACTTGCAGAACTACGGTCCGAACCGCGAGATGTTTCTGAAGTCCGTTTCGGACCTCAAGGGTCTCTCTACTATCGAGATTGTGGACGAGCAGGAGCAGAACATGCGCTTCGACGGTTCGGTAGAGGTGATTCACGGTTGGGCAAACGGCACTGTGGTGCTTCGTCCTGCGGGCAAGTGCTTCAAGTTTATGCGCAAGGAGATTCAGGACAAGCGCATCTTCGAGGCTCTTGGCAATAAGCTCGTGGAGGTGGCTTGGGCTACCACCAACGACGGTCTTGGTCTGCTCCGTAACATGACAACCGCCAACGGTATGTTCAAGGAGTTTAAGACAGACCTTTTCTTGGCTTCGGTCCCTGCGATGCTGGACTTCCCCTATCGCTGGATTATCGACATCACAAAGAAGGGTTAGATGGTTTAACGTAACTTGAGAGAATGATTATGGCTTCGGAGAATGGTTTTCTTTCGGTGGCTGACTACCTTATCAACAAGGTGAGGTTCGGTATACCCCGTGCGGCTCTGCTGTCCATCTTGGTGGACAGGGAGCTGGACGGCGGTATGGAATATCTTTCCTGCGAAAAGGATAAGGTTCGGCTGGCTTATGCCGACATGCTGAAATGGTATGTCCTTGGTGCGAGCAAGGTGAACAATACCTCTGATGCCGACAATAACTGGAGTCATACGGAGGGAGGATATGAACTGTCCTCGGCGGACATTGCTGCCTTGAAGGCGGAGGCTAACGCCATCTACGAGGAGCTGGACAAGAGTTCGGTGTTCAAGCGCAAATCGACCTTCCGTATGACTTCTCACGGCGTGAAGCGTGCGTCCCGTGACGGATGCGGGATGCCGGTTCCTCACATAATCAGATAACGCAGCATCATGGAGACAGGAATCATCAACAACCCACGCTATCCTCACAGGGTCACAATAGTGAGGCTTGTGCCCGGAAAGGGCGACGAGGACAATCCGTTCGCTGACGACGACGCTCCCGTGAACGACGAGGAGGTGGTGCTCTACGACGGTAAAGGCAGGAGCTTTACGGACACAACGACGACCGGTGACAAGAACGTGGACGAGAACAAGAGAAAGGCTTCGATACCAATGAGGTTCGACGACTGGAAGGCGGGTGGCTTTCCTCTTGACGGCGACACGATAAGAGTGAGGGTCGGGAACCATACCGAGGAAGGCATGGTGAAGGACTGCGAGGGAGATAATAACAGGACCGTGGTGTACTGGAGTCTGAGGAGGGTGTAAGAAGGCGCTTTAGGCGATGGGCCTCACTGGGCCTTTCTGAGCCTATCTGAGGGGCTGCTTGTTGGGGCTGACACCGTTTGTAGGAAGAAAAAAAGGAGGATTGTATGGCTAAGAGAGATTCTTTGGGTGAGCAATTCAGAGCTACTGTAAGTTCTAAACTTATGATTATAGCGAGCAAGACGATGAAGGATCTGCTACATAAGGCGGCACGTGAGATTTGCGCAAGTGTTGAGGACTATATGCAGGCGGCTGGCATGAGGAACATTACGGGTAATGCCTATCGTTCCTTTACCATAGGCATATACGAAGACCGTGAACTCATAGACATTGTCACTACCGAGGGCAAGAACCCGACGATGCGTACGCTGAGAAAGGGGCAGGCTTATCCTCTCGACAAATACTATGACGGCTCTGATGCCGACTCGCTTGGCAGGTATGTCGGAACGGAAGGACATGGCGGTCAGTATGGCCCGACGTTAGGAAGGGCGAGAATACATTCCATGACTTCCAAGAGCCGTGCGAGATGGCAGATGTTATGTATCTGCCCTGTGGAATATGCCCAGTATGACGCCCTGAACCACATACACAACATGATGAGTGCAGCAAGGGATGATATGGCTATAGCCATTGCGAACTGCGCCATAAGGGTGAAGGTTGTGGATCACGTAAAATCCGTATCGAAGTTCACAAAATATACGTAAGGCATGAACATTAAAGATATGTACTATGATGTCGGGAATGCTGTTAAGGGTGTTTGCGACAGGGTTTATGCCCATGACCGTCCTAAGGCTGTGAGTGACAGGCCAGACAGCTATATCGTGGTGGTATTTCCTTCTGTGATTCTTAACAATGAGATGAACAGTGAGGGGACGTTCAATGACTATACCACTACGGCTCAGATAGAGATATATGTGAGGAACAAGGTGTCGGCAAAGAATCCTGGGGCGTTTGACGTGTCTGCGGTGTCCGAGAAGGTCAGTGCGGTAATGAAAAAGTTTCCGATCTCGACGGACAACATCATCGTAATGAAACCGCGCGTTACGCTGCAAACGGACGACGGTGACGGTTTTGCGGTGACTATAGTGCAGGGACAGCTGAGGACGAGGTGAGAAGCTTATGATAGGCTGCTTGCCGGCTGGATATTATGAGAATGAATGTTTTTGGGATAATTTACTATTAAAAAAAAATTAAGGATTATGGCAATGAAGAAAATTCTTGAGCTTAAAGACCGATTTGTAGGTCCTAAGTCTATCTTGTACTCAAAGAGTCTGATAGACCTGTCGAAGGGGACAATCGAGTTTACCCCGGAGTTGGAGCTTCCCGTGGAGGTTGACTCACTGAAGGCAACGATGGAAGACCCGACTGTCAATCATTACAAGGTAATCGGTCTTGGCGGCGACTGGGCGACCACCGCAGAGCTTGGTGACTTTAACGTAGAGTTGGTTGTTCCTTCCAAAGCCAAGGACTTGCTCTCTGCGATGTTCGGCGAGGACGCTGTCAGCGGAATCACCAAGTTTACCATCAAGGGTTCTGGCGATGCGGCTCTTGACGTTACAACGGGTTATACCGGTACCGCATTGGAGACAAAGAAGTTTAAGATGACCGGTACTATCTGTATCGTAGACGAGACAAAGGAGAACCTGATGGTCATCACAAACCTCTCGCTCTATGCAACTATGCAGTGGGATGAGACAGGAACCAAGCCTGTTGCATTCAAGTTTAGCGGTTCTGTTGAGGGTGCTGGCTTGAAGAGCGTTGCTTGGCTTACAAAGGCGGCTGTGTCAGCGTAGCAGGAGCTAAGGACAGGAATGGGGGCGAGGAGCAGTGGGCTGGATGTGGCTGCTGCTCCTCGCTTTTTTTGGGGGCTGGCGCCGTTATGAGGAGAGTGAGAAGGATTGTTTTTTAAAATAGGATAATGTAAGGATGTTATGGCAGACGGAAATATTGGTAGTTTGTGGTTGAGTCTTGGAATTAGGGACGCTGTGTCAAAGGAGCTGAATAGAATAGCAGACGGCATGACCGGTGTAGACGCAAAGACAAAGAAGGCGCAGGAGAGCTTGAGGAAGCTTGCCGAGGAGAATCCTGCGGGAAAGAATGTGGCTTTCCTGGACAAACTGAAGAAGGCTGTCGGTGACTCGACAAAAGAGGCGAAGGAGTTGCAGACGGTATTTGAGGCTATACGAAATATCAGGGGAGGTTTCGGTACCTTGACGGGAGGTTTCGGAAAGAAAGAGCTTTTGGAGTATGAGTTCATATTAAGAAAGATTCACTCGTCGTTGGGAAAAATCTCTTTTGGAGGCCTGTCGGGAACAGGCGAGGGAATCTATGCCAAAATTGAAGCTGTCAAAAGCGCAATGAATGGACTCAGAAAAATAAATGCAGAGATTAATCGTCTCCATGAAACGGCTCCCAGATCGTCTCCAAAGGAGAAAGCCGAATACCACCAAACACTGAGTCCGCTTTTTGATATTAGGAGTGCGGGTGAGAATTATCTGAGAAGTGGGGATCTCAGTAAGGCTTACGCTTGGGCTAACAGTTTGGATGAACAAATAAGCAAGATAAGTAGTTCCTATGAAAAGTTCTTATCGAGCGAAAAAGGTGTTGTTGAATCACTGAAGAAAGAGGAAGAGCAGAGTAAGAAAACCACCGATGCGACAAATGAGCAGACCAATGCCTTAAAGAAACAGGAGGAGCAGTTGAAGGCAACTTCTGCCGCTCAGAGGGAAAAGAGTGCGGCAGAAAGTAAGGCTGCGGTGGCGCCGAAGGGACCGTCTCGCTATAAGGTGGAGGTGGATGAGATTCTTAACGCTTTTAGGGGTAAAGCGAGTGCTGTTCTCGGTGTTAAGGAGGATGGTGGCCGCAAGTACGTAGATATCCTCAACGAGGCGAATGTAGCGATTGAGAAGATAAAAGAGGCGAGAGCTGCTGCCAGGGAAGCTGCGTTGGGTAACAAGGGCGTGTACGACCCTAAAGAATTTTCGAACATCTTTCCTCATCTAAGAAAGGCACTGGATTATCTTTCTCTGTTACAGCGAATAGACATCGCTCAGAGAAAGATAGGTGAGATAAAGTCTTCGAATCCCAATGTGGACACGAGGAAGATAAAGGAAGCCACCAGGCTCGTGGAGAATTTCAGAGAAAAACTGCTCGGACTTGAGATCGACAAGAAAACAGGAGCCGACGCCGCTCATGTGCTCGGTATGTATGGCAAGACTTGGGCGATGACTCTCAAGGATGTTGACTCTATCATCGGCAGGCTCCAAAAGCCAAACCCTTTGTCTGACCTTGACAATAACTTCTCGAAGCTGGACGCACGCATAGACAGCGTACGTGAAAAACTCGCCAAGCTGCGCGACCTTATGAACGAAGGTGCGCAAAAGGGATATAACACTTCAATGTTCGGAGAGCGTATTTCTGGACTTGGCGGCATTGTGGCGCGAATGGAAGCGGCAATGTCAAACAAGAATGGAGAGCTGTCGGATGTCGATAAGATGAAGCAACTCTTCAGCGATATCTCTGTAGAGGTAAACAAGGCATCAACGGCAATGCAGGCTTATGGTCGCGAAAAGGCAAAGGCGGTGGCAACCGACCGCAACCTCGAAACGATGGATGCGAGATACAGACGCTTGCAGGAGCTTATAAGCGAGGTGAGCAGAAAGATACGCGAACTCAACGACTCTGCCAGACAAGGCATTAAGGTCGGTGCTGACACATCAAGAGCGGAGAGTGCCATTTCGAAACTGACGGAAATGCGCGACAAGTTCAACAATGCCGACATTGGTAGCAAGAATGCGGTAGCGGAATTAGTTTCTGAGTACAAGATACTCAAAAACGAAATTGGCAACGCCAAGTCGGAGCAGGACAAGCTGAACAATGCCATTACGAGAGCTAACAAAAAACAGGACAGGAAGAACGAAAAGCAGATACTACGCGACAACAAACAGAGATTGTCTGAGATAAAGGCAGCGGAAGCTCGTTATGACTCGCTTGGGAATAAGGTACGGGCGTTGAGACGTGAGTTTAGCCGTGGTGTGGCTTTGGGCGCGGATGTGAGCAAGACAGAGGCGGAGATACGCCGTCTTATCGGCATTATGCGCTACCTTATGACGCTCAAGGACAGACTTGCATCGGGAGACTTTAACGCTCTTGGACGTTTGGGAAACACAGGCTCGGGACATGACACGACGCTGGCAGGACGAGTGCTGCAAGACCAAAGAGCGATAAACGCTGCGCAGGAGAAGACGAACCGCGAGAAGGAGAAGAGCATTGAGCTGGAGCGAGCACACCAGCAGGAGGTGGCGCGGACAGCTGCTAAGGTGAGGGGTGACTTGGCCAAGGCTTTTGAGCAAGCCAAGAACCATTCTTTAGGGATGAACTCTACGTTGCAGGATCTGAAGTCGCTGTTCTTGCAGGGCGGTCTGGTTTATGGCGCTCAGCAGTTTGCGATGAGTATAATCCAGGCTGGTGGTGAGATTGAGAAGCAGCACATTGCGCTCCAAAGTATCATCGGCGACGTGCAGAATGCCAATGTGCTTTTCAATCAGACGAAAGAGCTGGCACTGAACTCTCCGTTCACCTTCTCCGAGCTGAACAAAGACGTGAAGCAGTTGGCAGCATACGGCGTGGAGTATGACGAGCTTTACGATACCACAAAGCGCCTGGCAGACATGGCGTCAGGACTGGGCGTGAGCTTCGAGCGCATAGCATTGGCGTTCGGTCAGGTACGTTCGCGCGGATGGCTTGACGGCAAGGAGTTGAGACAGATATCGTACGCCGGTATTCCTATTCTTCAGAAGTTGAGCGAATACTACACCAAGAAGGAAGGTCAGAAGGTCAGCACGAGTGAGGTGAAGAGCCGTATCTCGAACCGCGGCGTGGACTTCGAGGATGTGAAGAACGTGTTCTGGGAGATGACCGATGCGGGTGGTCAGTTCTACAACATGCAGCAGGTGCTCAGCGAAACCCTTCTTGGTCGCTATAACAAGCTGAAAGACGCTTGGGAAATCATGCTGTCTGAGTTTGCGAGCGGCAACAACCTTGTGGGCAGCTTCTTCAAGACCGCCCTTGACGGCGCAACCGCCCTCGTGCAGGCGCTTCACACCCTTGCCCTGCCGGTTGGTGCTGTCGTGGCAGGTTACGCCATGCGCAGGGCGCTGATGGGCAATACCGCCTCGAGCTTGCTCTCCACCAAGGGTGGACTGGCCAAGAGCGCGATGGAGAAACAGCTTCGAGGCGAGAATCTGACACAGATAGAACGTAATATTCTGTCTACCAAGAATAAGATAACGGGAGCAGACCTCCGTAGTCTGATGATGTCAAAGCAGCTCAACCAATCTGAGCTGGCGCGTCTGCGCATTGCAGGCAAGATAACACAGCAGCAATATCTGACCTATTCGGCTCTTCTGAAGCAGCAGACGGGCATGAACACATTCGGCATGAGAACCAGAAGTCTGCTTGTCCAGTTGAGGATGATGATGGCTGGCATGATGGCTAATCCTATGGGCGCGATGAGGAACATGTGGGGCAGCTTTACGACCTCCGCATTGGCGTCATTCCGAGTGATAGGAATGGGCGCAAAGGCATTGGGCGCTTCCTTGTGGTCCGCGATAGGCGGTCTGCCGGGGCTTATCATATCCGGCGTGACATTCGGCATAAGCTACCTTATATCGAAATCGCAGGAGCTGAAGCAGGACATGCAGCAGACTATGGACGAAATGAAGGACCGCATAAAGCAGATTGACGACTTTATGCGCGACAACAACGTGGGCAAGATAGTGCGCGGCGACAACGAGAAAGAAATAGACAATGCCATAGAATCTTACAAGGACAAAATCAGAGAGATAGCTCCTGAAAGCGCCAACGCCTTTGAAATGAAGGCTGCGGAGATAGAAAGCCACAAGGAGCGTCTGAAATACCTTGAGGAGCAGTTGAAGCTTTTGAAAGAAGCAAATAAGGTGGCCCAGGAGAAGTCGGAGAATACGGACCTCTATGAGGATCTTCGCGATAAGACCGAGAGTGCCGTAAAAGCAGCCGAAACACTCGTAAAGCGTTCGTCCATCTTTGGAAAGGGAGGCGTGGACGAGGCAGAAATGGGTCTTTACGAAGATGCAGAGAAAGAGTTTGACAAGTTTATCGGTCAGCTTGCAGCAAGGTACAAGAAAGAATTTCCGAATATCGTCAACAGTACGCAGGAACAACAGGCGATGCAGACGATGCTGAAGAACTTTCTTGCGCTGAAGGGCGCGAGCGAGGAAGCCACCATGCAGATACGTTCGGCTCTGAACCGTGCGCTTGGCCTGGAGGACAAAGACATGGAACAAGCCTTCGCAAGCAAGCTCATAAACATGGTGGACTCTGCCTTCCCCGAGATAGCGGACAGAATCCGTGGGCACAAGGAACTGGACGCGGAAAGCAAGCGTAAAGTGGAGAACCTTATGCGAGGCGCCGTCAGCGAGCTTAGCATCGCCTATCCGAAATGGGAGACGGAGCTGCAACGCCTCCTTGCCAACTCGTCCTTTGAAGCGAAGATCCAGCTCGTGTATGATACGGGAATGATAGACAACTTCGACCCGTTCACCGGACGCATATATAATAATGTGCTCGGCTCAAATATTACGCAATGGAAGGAGAATGGTGAGAAATTCCAAGTGCTTAAACCTTTGCTGAAGGGAGTGAACGATATGTACACCGCCCGCAATAACGTGGATGCCGAACTGGATAAGCTTGTTAACATGCTAACGGCAGAGGACAATGCCAAGAAGAATGACAGGGGCGACGAGGCAACGAGACTGGCACTCAAGAAGAAATACGAAGACCTCAAGGAAGCCGCCTACTTAGGACTTGGTTATGTCTATGTTCCCAAGTACAAGAAGAGCAACAAGGTGCCTAAGGGCAAGGGTAACAATGAGGATAAGGAGCTGAAGGCTTGGGAGGAGCGTCTTAATGCGTTTAAGTCTGCCCGTCAGATGTATCAGAAGTATAAGGGGCTTCCCAACTGGGGAGCCAAGAAGGCTGACGATATGGTCAGAGGGCTGTTCCCGGAGGTGGGCGACCTTAGCTTCGACAAGTATTTAGAGAGCTTAGAGAAGTTAGAGAAGGTGCTGAAGCCTACCACCCCGGAGAGAAAGAAAGCCATTACCTCGCTGCATAGGGAGAGAAGCGAATGGAAATACTCCGAGATGCTGAAACCCGAGGCAGACCGACTGGCTGCTGACTTTGCTGAGATATTAGAGAGAGGCATCCGCCAGGCAGACCTCCATAAGGCGCTGATGGAGAAGACCGGCGACGAGGACTTCGCCTCACTCGCCTTCAGAGACGGCATGATGTGGGACGACCAGACCCGCGGTATGGCCCAGATGTTCGAGGAGATGACCGGCAGGAAGATAGACGGTCTGCTGGACGCTACCGACGCCACAGCCAAGAAGGCATTGGAGGACAACACCGACGCCTATAACCTGTGGAAGAAGATAACCGACCTCGTCAGAAACAACTATACGGGTTACCTCGAGAAAGCCGCTGACGCCATCAAGGAGACGGCGACTTGGGAGGAGAAGCTGATTGCCGTGGACGCGAAGTGGGACGAGCGCATAAAGCAGGCTGACAGACGCGGTGACACCTCCACTGCCGAGCGTTTCCGCCAGATGCGTGACAAGGAGAAAGGACAGGTAATGGACGCTCAGTTCAAGCAGAGCCAGGACTACCTAAACTTCTTCGGTGCGATAACGGAGATGGGAGAGATGAAGGCACGTGAGGTGGCGTCAGAGATACGTCAGCATCTTAACACTGCCCTGAGAGACGGCAGCATTGACGCAAGAGAGTATGCAAAGCAGATACAGCAGATAGACGAGCAGCTGCGCAAGCTGAGCGAGCGCAGAAAGGGCTTCTTCAACGGCGGCATCGTCGGCATAGCCGAGCGTAAGACGGAAGAAGGCAACGCTAAGATATCAATGGGCGCGACCAGCGTGGCGGCTGGTGAGGAGAAAATCCGTGAGGGCAGGATAAAGGGTGACATCGGCCTTGTAGCGGAAGGGCTGAAGCTCAAGATGACCGGTGAAGACCTTATCAGAACCGGCAAGAAGCTGGTAGGAGAAGGCATGACGCTGAAGAAGCGCTTCGAGAACATCGGCAGCGCCCTGGGCGAGATAGCCAATATCGCCAACGGCATAAGCGACGCATTCAACCAAGTCAAGGACATGGCAGACGCTCTCGGCATAGACACCGAGAGTGACGGATGGCAGGACGCACAGGCAGCGATGTCGTCGCTGACCTCTATCACTGGCGGAATCTCGAAAACCTTCAACGCCGTGAAGAACGGTGACATCGGCGGCGCTGTGAGCGGTGTGGCAAGCATCATAACTGGCCCGATAACCGCCTTCGCCAAGGCCCATGACGCTAAGAAGGAGCGTCAGATAAAGCTGGCGGAGCGCGAGCTGAAAGCCCTCGAAAACATGCAGACCACCATCAAGAACGCCATCGAGGACAGCTTGGGCGGCATCTATAACTACCGTATGGACGCGAAGACGACGGCGAAGATGAACAAGATAGTCAGCAGCTACGAGAATGGCGAGAAGAGCAACATCATGCGCATCGCCGGCATCAATCCGAGCGCCTACAGCAAGGAGACATACGAGGCAGCACAGAAGAGCCTTGCAGACCCGACAAACGCCTACCAAGCCGAGCTGACGGGGCTGATGGCACAGCGAGACCAGCTACAGCGTCAGCGTGCCAACGAGGACGCCAAGAAGAAGACGGACAAGGACAAGCTGGCCGACTACGACCAACAGATAGAGGAGATGGAACGCTCGATAAAGAACGCCGCGAAGAACTTCCTCAAGGAGCTGTACGGCGTGGACATGAAGAGCTGGGCAAGCCAACTGACAGACGCCGTGGTGAGCGCCTGGGAAAAGGGCGAGGACGCCATCGACGCCTACAAGAAAAAGGCGAAGGAAATGGTGAAGGACCTCACGAAGAACATCATCTCGCAGAAGATAATGGAGCAGGCCCTTCAGAAGCCCCTCGACTTCCTGACACAGCAGATAGAGAAGAAGGGCAGACTGGACGAGTATGACGTGACACAGCTCGCCTCCGACCTCTACTCAGCCGGTGAGAACAGCGTGGCGAACATCACCGCTGTCCTTGAGGAGCTGAAGCGCAGAGGCTGGGATTTCTCCGAGAGCGGCAGTTCATCGACCACGAACACCATAAAGGGTGTGACGGAAGAGACCGCCGACCTCCTTGCCGCATATCTGAACGCCATCCGCCTGGATGTGAGCGTGAACCGCGAGAATATCAAGGCAATAGCCACGAACGTGTCGCTCCTTCCTGCGATGAGCGAGATACAGAAGAGCCAGCTTGCAGCCATGAACCAACTCGTGACGCTCGCCCAGGTGCGTAACGACCGCATAGACGAGATAGTGACTTGGACCCGCAAGGTAAGCAACGGCTCATCAAAGATTTACGTGAAATAAGAAAGGAAACCACATGAAAGAAAGACAGTTATCCGACAAGATGAAGGCAGAGGCTATGGGACTGGGCCTCTGCCAGCAGTGGACAAACGAATGGGAGGACAACACCTCGAAGGACGAGATGGTGAGGAAGTTCGTGCGCGGTATAGACTTCTGCATAGACCACGACTGGCCCGACGTGAAGACCATAAAGCGTCAGTTCGGCGACGTGATACACAACCACGGCGTATGGGCGGACGAGAACGTCAGCGTGACGAACGCCCCGATGACCATCCTCAACGGAGAATGCGTATGCGACGCGACGTTCGACGGGACGGGCGCGGGCGAGGTGTACGTCCGTCATGGGAGCGTGCTCAGAGTGAAGGCGACCGGCTACGCACGGGTGTTCGTGACGCTGAGGGACGCGGGAGAGGTGTATGCCGAGACGGAAGGTCACGCCAAGGTGTTCGTATACAGATACGGCGGTGAGGTGAGGCTGGCGGCAGGCGACGTGACGGTACGTGAGAAGAAGAAAGAATAAAAAAAATATCGGATATTGCATAAATATTCACATCATAGTGTATATTTATGCAATATTTTTACTAATTTTGGGACTAAAATAGAGCAGTATGCAATATTATAAAGTGTTGATGCAAAGAGAGACGGCAGGAGCTGCCGTAACGGACACCATTTCGGCGTTCGGCATGTACTGCATGGACATTCCCTTCATGATGGCGACCAAGGCAAAAGAGCCTTCGAAACGCGAATGGAAGGACGAGGACGGCGACGACGAATACATACCCGTCGAAGGTCTGAAGATGAGCGCCTATGAGATGGGCGTGAAGTTCGGCATGAAGGGTAACAAGGACACGGCGAACAAGAACCTGAAAGCCTTCCTCGACTATCTGCGCGGCGGCACGATGAAGCTGTACTGCGACTACACAAAGATAGGCAGGCAGAACGTGCGCTTCGTGAGTATCGGCGAAGACGCTACGCTTGTAAGAGACGCCAACGGCGACTTGCTGATAATAAAGATAACATTCAAGGTGAACGATCCTGTCACCGACATAATCCTTACGATATGAAAGAGCGTATACGAGTGTACCATAAAGACGGAAGTCTTCTGAACGACATGGAAGGCAATGCCGTGGAGCTTAGCGCCGTGGAGATGACGGACGGCTGGATGGAGGACTGCTTCGTGCAGACCACCATCGAAAGCGCGTACCCCATAAACTTCTCCATCGGCGACTACATCGTATACCGTGGCGAGCGCTATGAGCTGAACTACGACCCCGGCAAGGCGAAGACAGCAAGAGCAGGCAGTGACAGAGGCGCTTTCAGATACGAGAACGTGAAGCTGAACGCCTTGCAGGACGAGCTTGTGAGAGCGCAGTTCTTAGACGTGGTATTGGGAATGGAGAACACGGAAGAGCAGACGATACCCTACACAGCCCTTCCAAAATTCGGCTTCTACGTGCAGACCGTGGACGACCTCCTGGACCGCATACAGGCGAATATGGACGAGCAGATGGGCGCAGGACTCTGGGCGCTGTACTCACGAAACAAGGAGCGCAGTCTGCAACGAGGCTGTGACGGAACCGTATGGGAAGAGATGTATGGCAAGGGCACTACTGAGACCATCATAGACTCCGCCGCTCTGACCATCGACAACCAGAACTGCTGGAACGCCCTCGCGTTAGTGAACTCGAAATGGGACATCAACTTCGTGGTGAGAGGACGCAACGTCTTCGTGGACACGACGGGACTGGAGGTTCCGTACGAATTTGTCTACGGCAAGCGCAGGGGTCTGTACGAGATAACACAGACCGCTGATGACAGCCAAGCCGTGACCACCCGTCTGCGTGCCTACGGAAGCGAGAAGAACCTTCCGACACATTACTACGCCAATCTGTGCGTGGATGTGTTCGGAGAGACATCGAAGATAAGTCATCTTGCCTCCTCGACGAACGCCGTCCTGCATATAACCATCCCGAGCCTTAGCTGGGCAGCAGCGGGCAGCTACTTCACGTCAGTGAGAGACGGATCGACAGCGGAGAGCAGAGAATATAACGTGACGGTAAAGTCGGGTGACATAGAAGGCAGAGGCTATGCCGTGTCGTCAGCACGAAAAGAGGGCGAGGGGACAGTCACGATAATCCTGAACTCGTCAAACGACGAGTATGGAATGACGATGAATGACGTGGTGGACTTCTACACCGCAGTGATGAAAGAAAGAAAGGTGTACTTCCTTCAAGGCGTGAACAAGCAGAGCTTCCCCTCGAAGAACATGATAGCCAATACGGACCAGATGCCGTCCCACATGGCAGTGACAAGGCTGATGCTGCCGGGCTTCCCCAAGATGTCCGTAAAGGAATGGTGGGACACGCAAGCTACCGAGGAAGAGAAGGCTTGGATAAACCCGAGCGGCAAGGAGCACCTTCTTTCCGAGCTGAAGAACCGTCCCTACGTGGACTCTGTGAACATCAAGGAGCTTGGCGTGAGAAACGGCAGCGTGATGTTCGATACGGAGAACAAGAAGGAAGGCATCATCGAGATATATCCGACCATCGAAGAAATGACGGTGGACGGACAGCGCATAGACGAGATAAACAGCGGTTCCGACATCAAGGACAACGGCATCTTCAAGGACGGGCAGACCGTACCGCCTTTCTCGGTGACGCTTCCCCCGAAGATAAACTTCGACATAAACATGCTGAAGAAGGAGGACTTCACAATCAGCATGAAGGACGGCAAGTGTGGCGGCAGAGAATTTAAGGTGAACGGATCAGTGAAGGAGAACGGCGTATGGAAGCTGACCCTTGACCGTGTGAAGGACGATGCCTTAGAGCTGTACTTCCCGAACAAAGACTCCCAGATAGAAAGCGGAGACCACTTCGTGCTGACCGGCATAGAGATGCCCGACTCTTACGTGGAGGCGGCATCGGCAAAACTCCTGAAATACGCCCTCGCATGGCTGGACAAGAACGACTATACGCGATACGTGTTCGAGCCGAAGGTGGACGAGATATTCATGGCGTATCAGCATGACAAGGCGAAGGCAGACGCCACCGGCAAGACGGCGAGTCTTTACGAAACCCTCAAGGCAGGCAGTCTGCTGCACTTCAGCGACACGGACCTGAATATAGACAAGAGCGGCGTCATAGAGAGACTCATCATCCGTGAGGAGCTTGGCAGCATCCCCACTTATGACGTGACCATCAAGGAAGACAAGGATGTGGGAACGCTGCAAAAGATGCAGGACGCCATAGACACGGTCACGATGAGCGTGAAGTCGGGTCTCTCGTCGGCGCAGATAGAAGGTCTGATACGCAGCAGGGGAGCGAAATACTTCCTCTCAAAGACAGATCCCGACACGGCGCAGGACGTTATCCGCTTCCTTCTCGGTCTGACAATCGGCAGGACCGAGGACGGATATGGCGTGACGGGCGAGGGAGCTGCCACGCTGAGCAGCTGTGTGGTGGAGAGCGTACGCAACGCTGAGGCTACCGACGAGGACCGAACCATCGTGGGCGGCAAGGGCTTTGACCTCTATATGGGCAAGGACGGCAAGAGCCACCTCTACATTGACTACCTGACGACAAGGACGAAATTCTTCGCAGCAAGCGCTGAGATAAGAAAGGTGAGCTATTCGGGCGGTACTACGCTCTTCTCAAACGCTGGCAGCACGATAATGAAGGTGGCTCACGTACTGGATGATGCTGGAGTGACTGTCGGCTACAAATGCTATGCTGCTGCTGATGACGGCACAACACGGACGGCTAACTGGTGGCATGTGGGCATGATGGCGCTGTGCCAGACCTTTAATGTGAAGGCTGGTGAGACGGAGAACCTTCAGAACCGCTACTACTGGCGCCTTGTGGTGGGCACGGGTCAGGAGACGTTAGAGGACGGCAAGCTGTATGACTACGTGATACTGTCAAACAAGAGGACGTTCATGGGCAGCGAGGCTTGCGTGCCGGTGACCTCGCAAAAGGTGATAGGCTCTGACGGCAAGGCGTTAGTGTTCGGCGACGTGATGATACAGGTGACCACAACGGGCGAGAAGCAGAGCTTGGCGGCGGTGTTCGAGGAGCAGGAGGGCAAGACTACTGACGACGGCAACAACACCATAGCAAACCGCATGTTCTTCGGCTACGAGCCAGCCGCGGACGGAGGAGAGCCTGACGTGCCGCAGCCCTACGACGTGATAGTACAGGCAGGAGACCAGATTCAGTGGAACCGCTTCGGCAACCTTATAAAGCTGACGACATCGACGGAGGACGGAAGCGACAACGGAAACGCTCCTGCCATTGCGATGTATCATGCGATGGGTGCGCCTTACAAAACGGGAGACACGGTGAATCCGTATCAATGGAAGACGCTGACTTCATTAGATTCCCCTCTCCTTGTGCTCAAGAATGCCAAGAACTTCAAGTTCTTCACCGATGACAACCCTGACAATATCATCGACCCTGTGACGGTGACGTACGACCTTGTACCATCCTCGGAATATATCATCCGCAAGCCGAACTCTCAGACGGCGACGCCGAACGACATTACCTTCACGCTTCGCAAGCGCACGGGCAACGTGACTGAGGACATGAAGGACGGCTATGTGCTGACGGCGGACTACACTACCACGGACGGCGCAAGCAAGAGCGGCGTGGCGATAAACCGCCTGTCCGACATCGGCGTGAGCTTCTTCCTCCTCGCTTCGGTGACGGTACGGGCAACTGTCAAGGCGGACAACACCACCGTAACGCTGACACTTCCGATTCTTTCCGACGGCGCGAAAGGCGACACGGGCACAAGCTTTAAGGTGCTCGGCTACGCTCTTGCCCATGCAAAGAACTATGCTGACCTTCAGAAGATAACGCCCACCGAGAACGGCCTTTATCTTGTGGACGACACAACGGGCATGGAAGGCGGCGGAAAGAAGCCCTGCGTGGTGCAATGGAAGAACGGCAAGTATGTCGTATGCGACTCAAACGACGGCGACTCGTATAAGATAGGCGAAATGCTCTGGACAAATACTGGAACCTACTGGCTTGACATCGGCAGCGTGAAGGGAGAGGGTGTGGTGATATCGGACATGAGCGTGACGTACGCCATCTCTGACAGCGCTACGGTGACACCTACGGAATGGCAGTCGGCCATCATCGCCGCCACCGACGCGAAGCCCTATCTTTGGACGAGGACAACGGTGACCTACAAGGATTCGGAGGGAGAGCATACGACGGTGTCATACGCCATAGCCTACAAGGGCAAGGACGGCGACAAGGGAGACCCCGGAGCAAACGGCAAGGACGCGGTGGAGTTTATCGTCAAGAACGCTCCTCTTGTGTTTGATACAGACGAGAACGGCGTGGTATCGGCAAGTGTCAGCAAGACTGCCACCATACAAGTGATGCGTTCCGGTAAGAACATCACATCGGAGGTGAGAAATCTTTTCCCAAGCAACAGCAACATAGGATGCGGAAAACCGACGCTGACAAAGCAGGAGGACGGCATAGGCGTGACGATATCGGGGGCTTCGATAAACAAAGACAGTACGCTCGGTGTGAGTGTGACGAGCGGATACGTTATCGTGTATATGACTATCGGAGGTACGCTGTACTCTCAGCAGATACCCTTTATGGTGAACGTGGCGAAGTTTACGGGCGCTATATCGGCTGACAACAAGAAGCTGCGGACGGACTATACGGAGCTGACGAACCGTGTAGGAGCAGTGGAAACGGACGTAAACGGCATCCCCACCAAGATACAGGGAGAGCTGACGAAATACACCTCGACCATTGAGCAGACGGCCCGTGAGATATCGCTGAAGGTGACGGAGGAGACCGTGAACATGGCACGTAACTGCATCGTCGGCTCGGCGCTGAGGGAATATGACGAAATAACGCCAATCAACGGTACGAAGAAAGTGACGATAATGACGGAGGGCGTGGGTGGTACTAACTATGCCCAATGCTACTGTATCGGAGCCACTGCAAACTCTTGGACGGGCCTGTACTTCAAGGACGTGCGCGTGAAGCCGCAGACAAAATACATATTCAGCGTATGGATGAGAATGACGGCAAAGCCCGACAATGGCAGCTACGTGGCTATCAAGACATACAACACCTCCGTGACGGGCACGGAGGTGGCACGCATCGCGTTCCCTGACAGTCAGACACTGAACGTGTGGGCATTGTACAAGGTGGCGGTGAGCGTTCCGGCAGCATGTAACCGCCTTCTGATAGAGACAGGCGTGAGAAAGAACGGAGCGATAGACCTGTGTCGTCCGATGCTGGAAGAAGGCGATACGTACCAAGGCTGGAGCCTCTCGCCTTACGACGTAACCATAGACGATGCAGTGGTGGCGACAGGCTTAGACATCAAGAACGGCATCATCAAGGCAACGGCTGATAAATTCGAGATAAGAAACAACAACGGCGAACAGACGGCTGCCGTGAACGAGAAGGGACGCTTGGAGGTAAAGAGCGGTTTGTTTTCGGGTTTTATAGTGAAGAAGATGACGACACTCACTCCTGATAACATTTCCGAATATCTTAAAAGCTCACAGAGCAATGGCTATTTAAGCATGGACTTCTCGGCAGCTGGCTCATACGTGTGCTTTACGGGCGCGATGAAGGCGAAATATGGAGACGATTATCCTTCACCTGTACTTCCTTTTTACAATATAGGCAGTATAAGTGCATCACTCGGCGTAACGGCGGAAGAAGCAATATCCTACATAGGACAAATCGTGATAATAGCGAACAAGAGCGACACGACGGTAAACGTTATTGGCGGAGGAACTATCAAGGGTGGCGGCACACAGTCGCAGTGGATAGAAACGGGCTACATGGCTGTGTTGGCTTGCGAGTTCGAGTACACATCGGTAAAGAACTATAAAATAGTATGGAATGGATATTGTGTGAAAACATAAAATATTAAGATATGAAAAAGATACGTATAGGCAATGACATTAACTTCCGATGGACTGTCAAACGTGGCGGAGAGGCAGAAAGCTTTGATGGGAAAACTGTCAAGGTTCTGCTGCGTGATACGTATGGTCATCGTTGTGATATTGACTGGCATACAGAACCAGGCGGTATCATCGCTGGCACGTGCTACGGCTCTACGCAGCATTACCTTGGAGCGTACACCCTCACATTAGTTGAGAACGATGGCGAACGAGGCATGAACACTGTAGATAAAATTGACGTATGGCAGCTTGTGGCGCAGCAGGATAGTTCTGTTATGGAGATTAAAAATGATTGTGTCGGTTCGTCAGTAGAAACCGTCACGGCTCTCATAGAGTCGGAAATAGGCCTTGGCGGAGCAGCGCAAGTGACAATAGATGTGGAACTAAACGAGGAGTCATACAACGCCATCGCCAATGCGTCCGTAACAAAGGCTATCAAGGAAGTGCGTAAAGATGTTGACTCTTTGAACTTGGAAATGAAGGAACTGAAACCACGTGTTGAGACGTTGGAAGAAGCTAAATCAGAAGCAATAGACCTAAAGGGCATTGATGATGCCTTTAACGAGAGCATATAGCATTACAATGAGATTTTTACAATCTATATATCAATGTTTCATTAATTAATTTTTTAATAATTATGGCAAAGTATTTAGACGAGAATGGTCTGTCAAGACTCGTTGTGAAGACCAAAGAGTATGCGGATAATTCTTCCGCAGCAGTGAAGACAGCTGTAGATGGCTATACCGTCAACGGCAAAAAGATCAGCACTAACCCAGTGATTACAAAGGCTGATGTGGGCTTGGCTAACGTGGACAACGTTAAGCAGATACCTGCATTGGAGAAGGGTGCGGCGAACGGCGTGGCAACTCTCGGCACTGACGGCAAACTTACAGCGGCACAGATGCCGGCAATGAAGACGGTTAACGGTGAGAGCGTCGTGGGTTCTGGTGACATCAAAATAGACCTGTCACTCTACAAGGTTGTCACTGACCTGCCTACGTCAGACATTGATGCCACGAAGATTTACTTGAAGCTTGCTTCAAGCACAGCTGAAAAGAATGTCTACGCGGAGTATATTTATACTGGTGACACAACGGCAGCATACGACGCATCAAAGTGGGAAAAATTAGGTGAGGCGCAGACATCAATTACCGTGGATGCAGCATTATCTACATCATCGACCAATCCGGTTCAGAACAAGGTTGTCAACTCGGCTATCGAGGGTTTGAAGACATCTGTAGGTAACGTACAGTCTGACCTCAATAGCAAAGTACAGGCCCTTCAGAGTAAGAATGCGACACAGGACACAGAGATTGCAAAGAAGCTAAACGCGTCAGCATACGTAATAGATGCTGCGCTCAATGCCACTTCAACCAATCCAGTTCAGAACAAAGCAGTAAATACTGCGCTCGCCAACAAGTTGGACAAGTCATCCTATGTGGTTGATGCCGCTCTTAGCGCATCATCCGCAAATCCAGTACAGAATAAGGTTGTGAATACTGCGCTTGGACAGAAGGTAAACACCACCACCTTCAACACCGAAATGGCGAAGAAGCTCGACAAAACCACTAAGGCTTCGGACACCGTTCTCGGTCTTGTACAGACTGGTCATGTCGCTTCAGACGGTGAGCTGCCGCTGAAGGTGGACTCTGACGGAAAGGGCTACGTGGTAATCGAGTCAATGTCCACAGAGGATATTGACGCATTGTTCAAGTAGTTAGTTTCAGGAGGGTATGTCAGAATACATCTTTTGGGCATACCCTCACTTACTCAAAACCTATAAAACGTGTAAGTATGAAATATGTAGATGAAAAAGGAATAAAGCGTGCCGTAAGCAAATTGTTAAGTTTAATAAGTAATTGCGCTACAAAGGACGTGGCGACATCTGAGAATGCAGGCTTGATGTCATCAATGGATAAAAGTAATCTTGACTTTATCTATGATGCTGACAACCGAAAAATTAAAGCTGCTGCAATCCCTGGTGAAATGAGAGAAGTTCTTGACTTTTCGGGATTTGTGACTGTAACAGTCTCAATGATGGGTGCAGATTATAATGAGGCAATATACTTCAATACGAAAACGAATACTTTTGTCGCAAAATCGGGATTAAACTATTGCGGAACATGGGTAGGGGCAGAAAAATGGGGAGAAGAACTAATCAATGGTGTCAGCCCCGTTGCAGGAAAAATATATGTCAATGGAGGAGACATGTACAGATGGGACGGTAAAGCCCTGACTTTGCTCAATCCTTCTTTAACAGTTGATACATCGTTGAGCGACACGTCGGTCAACCCAGTACAGAACAAGGTAATATACAATGCTTTAGCAGATAAATCTGCAACGTCGCATACACACACCTTGTCAAGCTTGGGTATGTATGTAGCACTGTCCAGTACAACCACAGGTGGATGGGATTTGATAGGCAAAGACCATGCGACAGGAGTTTGGATAAAGGCATTGAAAGGAGCCGTGAATGCTCCATCTTGGTATGCGCCGAGATATGCGTCGGGGATAGCGTTTGGTGGTGGAGACGTGAAAGCGGTTATATCTTTGTCAAATTCAAATCCGCAGGTGCGTTTCGCGTCAGGTGCTGGAACTGATCCGCAATGGTGGTTAGGTTTGAAAGGAACAAAAGATAAGGAGTATGATCTTGACAATATACCAAGAAAAGTGGTAGCACAGCCACAATTGTCTTCCTCAGCATCATTAATAGCCGTAATTAACAAAGTAAACGCTATTATAAAAGAATTGACGACGGCAGGAATATTTAGCTCTTAAAAAGGGATTTGGCATGGGCAGCTGGCTGGGCTGACTGGGAGCTGGGCCTCACTGAGCCTGTCTAAGCCTCTTTGAGGGGCTGCTTAATGGGCGCAAATAATAAATAATAACTGATAATAATAAATAAGAAGATGACACCTAAGGAATTTTGTAAATGGATGGCTCCTGCGGCTTATAATGCGGACATTTCGCCCGTGTTTATCATTGCTCAGGCGGCACTGGAGAGCGGATGGGGCAAGAGCGCTATCGGCAAGTATAACGTGTTTGGGATAACGAGAGGCGGGTGGCCTGTGGAGAAATGTCTGCTTGTCACAACGCATGAGTATTTCAGGACTAAGACGGTGAGGTTCACGGCGCCGGAGAAGGTGGTGAAGATTGAGTATGTGGCTGGCAAGGGTCTGTATAAGTATACTTGCAAGCGGCTGTTCAGGAACTACGCCACTCTTGGCGAGGCGCTGAGAGACCATGCGGCTGTGCTGAAGAAATCCTGGCCGGAAGCTTGGGCGTACAGGATGAGTCCTGAGAACTACGTGAAGAAGATACAGGAGGGGCGGAAAAAGTATGCGACGGCTCCGAACTACGTGGAGACGATGGGGAAGATGTTCGGGACGGTGAGAAAGGCGATGAAGGAGGCTGGACTGAGCTGCTGAGCTTCTTGGCTTTTAGGAAGGATTATTCTTTTGTTTGGGATTTTTGTTAATGTAAAAAAGATTGATTGGATGGTTAATAACTTGACTACAAGTACGGGTAAGGCCGTCGTTTTGGGGACAATGGGAGGGGAGGCGCTGTCTGCGCTCTTCGATTTGAGATGGATGTTGGTGCTGATAGTGGTGCTGATAGTGGCGGACTTCTGGTTCGGCGTGAGCGAGAGTCTGCATAAACATGAGCATTTCCGCTTTTCGAGGGCGGGACGGCGAACGTGCAACAAGGCGGTGGACTATATCACCTACCTTATATTAGGTTCGGTGCTCGGTCTGGCTATCTTCGAGCCGTTGGGATGGACGAATCATGTGGTGACGGCTGCGGTAGGTCTTGGCTTTGGGTGTGTATGGGAGGTGGACTCCATCGTCGGGCATGTGTGTGAGCTGCACGGCGTGAAGAACAGATTCTCGATAAAGCACTTCATTATAGCGCTGATGAAGAAGAAAGACGAGGACATCGGCGAGGCTGTGGAGGAGGCGATGAAAAAAGAGTGAAGGAAGATAAAGTTTTTAAGGAGAAACGGTTATGATGGACGAATTATATAGTAAATTTGTAGGAGCACTGTGGGGGATGCTGCTCTGCCTGATGGTCAGTATGCTGGCCGGCTGCGGCGCGAAGAAGCCCGCGGTGCTGACAAGAACGGACAGCGTGAGGGTGACGAAGGTGGTGAAGGACACTGTGTACTGGAACCGCATAGCGCTGAGATACGTGGAGAGGGCGAAGACGGACAAGACGTGGAGCAGGGACTCGACGGCTACGACCGTGGACGAAGAGGGAAACGTGAAGAAGACGGAGGCTTGGCACTGGAGGGACAGGTACGTGGAGAACTCGCTGAACACGCTAATGAAGGACAGCTTAGAGACGTACAAGGCGATGGTGGACTCGATGGCGAACATTGGCAGAAAAAACAATGACGTGCCTGTGCCGGTGGAGAGAAAGCTGAGCTGGTGGGAAAGGAACATAGAAAAGCCCATCGCGTCCTGCATCGCTGTCATAATAATAGGCGCTGTGGTTCTGCTGACTCTCAGATATGCGAGAGGAAGGCTGAAGAGCAGCGGGAAGAAAGAATAAAAAAAAGGAAATTGTTTGGATTATTAGATATGGTTAATGGCTTTAGTTATTAGTTTTTTAATTTAAGGTTAATAGATTTGTTTCAGGTAAGCCTTGCCCGTCCGTAGAGAATAGGTAAGGTTTTAATTTCCAAATTGTAATAATAAACCCTTTTTACATAACACTTTGCCACTTAAATCAAGTATGTATTAACTATTTGAAAAATTAACAGTTAAATTAACTGCATTCTGATAATTTTTGCTATATTTGCACAATATCAGATTTTAGACTAAACGATTATGACAGAAGAAAAGAAAAAGGCACTCCTTTCTGTTTTAGACGGAATGGACGTGAGCGAGGTTATCTCGCTGTTAATAATGAGTGGTAACAGCTATTCAAGAAGATTGTTGAAATTCATCAAGTGGATAACTAAATGGCTACCTATATGTATAATGGTGTGGCATAGTTTTGCCATGTTGGATTTCTCAAAGAATCCGAGAGAAATGTTTATCGTGCATTCCGAACACTGGCCAAGCTACACATTTATATATGTGTTACTGTATGTATTACCACTTGTGCTCATACTGTTCAGTAGATTCTTCTGGCTGTGTTGGGTATACAGGATTCCGTTCTTTTACTACTTCGGTGTAAATGCTATACATCTCACTTATTGGTCGTGGTATACTACAAAAGATATGGTAATGTCATGTATGTCTGTAATAGTAATGACAGGAGTATTTTACTTATACTGGGTAATAGATTGGTTCTTAACAAGAACAAGGATAGGTAAAAGGTTTTTCTTCTAAAGCAAAAAGGTTATGAAAAGAAAAGTATTCAACTATTACACTTTGGCTCTCATTCTGAAATCTCTGTATGAGAGCTGTATGAAGGCATGGGAACAACAGAAGAATGGCGAGAAGGTAACAGCTTGCGGGATGAGCGATGAAGACATCGAAACGCTCTGCCAGGACATACTTCCAAATATGCTAAACCCGATGATGAGCGCAGAGGAAGTAAAGGACAGATTGGGCGTGAGCGACGCAACACTCAATAGAATGGTAAAGCGTGGGGACATACCGAATGGAAAATGCAAGAAGCGCGGACACACACGATACTGGACGAAGTGGGACATTCTGTGGTTCATAAGAAAGAAGAGGAGCAAGTGATAGTACCGGCTATCACTTTAAACATCTGACTATCAGTATAATACAAAATCTTTGAGCGTGTTATGGCTTTATTGGTCGTAACACGCTAATTTTGTGCCTGTAACGTTACAGAATAGTGTTAGTTAATATTGAGGATTTAAAAAGATTGTATTATGGAGATGACAGATGCAAAAGTAGTAGAGAAGAAAATCTACGAAGAGGGAAAGAAGCACGATGATTATGCTTCTAAGGCAACAGGTAATGCTGGTCTTACCCTTGGTATCATCGGCACGGCACTCGGTGCTGGCGCTTGGTTGCTTGGCGGTAACAACCGCAGCGTGTTTGGTTCTCTCGGTGGCAGCAATATGCCTGAGAATGTAAACATCAACGCTTATGGGGCTGGCGCAAGTTCTAATCAGCCAACTGCCTTGCAGGTAATGGAGAAGGAATGCGATGATGAGGTGAAGCTGCTTACCTACATGTTCGGTATGAAGCTCGACACCGCTAACAAGTTCTACGCTATGCGTGAGACTGACATCGCAGAGAAGTTCTCTATGTATAAGGGAGCCAACGATGCTATCAACGCCGAGAACCGCCGTGCAATGCAGGCTGAGTTCGGTCTTTACAAGTCTCAGATTGATGCGGACTTCGGTCTGTACAAGAATCAGAGAGACCAGTACGATGCGTTGCAAGCAAAGTATAGCGACCTCGACAAGAAGGTAGCCGTGATGGAGGCTCTTACTCCTTACAAGGAGAAGCTGATGATGGCTTACGTGAACGAGAAGTGCTGCCGCAAGATTGATGGTGTCCTCGGACTCCAGAGCACTCCTACTGTTACAGTTCTTCCGTCCGCAAACTTTTGCGGATGTGCTGCTACCTCCACTCCCACTACAGGAGCGTAACAGAGCTGTAAGGAAGTCGGTTAGACGGACTAAGAAAAAATGAGTTGGTGAGGGGCGTTTGCCCTCGTTGGTGGATGCCCTCTCACCTCTCTATAACATATCACCAACTTAAAGATATTGATTATGATGAATTTTGGAAACAGCCCATTATTGGATATGGGTACAGGCCAGCAGCAGCCGCAGATGATGGATGCCGAGCTACAGAAGATGTATGAGGCAATACAGCAGAAGCGAGCATCTATCAATATGCAAGCACAGCAGTCTTCCACCCCTTTATGGGATGAGATAGACAAGATTGAAGACAATCTTACAGGCGCACAACGTCAGTACTTGATGCAGAATCAAGAGTACGTTGACAGCTTGCAATATGTGTCTAAGCTTGTGCAAGACGAGGAATTGCGCATCATACGTCCTCGTATTGAAAGCACTCAGCAAGGACAAGACGCATTGAAGAAACATCTATCATTGATGCAACGACTGAGAAAAGAAGTAGCGCAAGCAGAGGAACAAAAATCAGCTATGCTTAACGATTATATGACAAACCATAGTGACAAGACTTGGCAGGAATATCTTGCTATGGTTCATGGAACGAAGAAGGGAGGGAATAAGAAATGAACTTACAAAAGCTGAAAGAACGTCTTGCGCCGTCAATGGAAACCTGGATAGACGCAAGAATTGACGACATGATAAAAGGCAATCCGTCGCTTGCCATACCTTCTGTGTATATGAAGCGAGCAGCGCACAATATCGTTTGTCGGAACAAGGAAAAATGGGAAGAGAAAATTGACGATCTATCCCTGTTTGTCGCTGATGAAAATGGAGTTGTTGATGCGGAATCTGTTTTCGAAGACGCGATGCAAATACTGAAAGCGATGGAGAAAAAGCCTTTTGACATTGGGCTTCTTCATGGCACAATAGGCGAAGGATGTATCTCTATTGATATGCCTGACGGTATTATCTCTGCCTTGTTGTTTGGCAGCAACAAGAGTATAGCCATTACCACAGATGATATTGCCGAATTAAAGAATATATTAATCACGTAAGATAAATTTAGCGGTATGAAAACAATACAGACAAATACGCTTGCCGAAAAGCTGTTTTGGTTTTACAGAATCGGCATAAGAGTGATACCTATACTCCTTATGGTTTTACACTGGTTAGGTGTGCATTGGTTTCACCATAACGCCGCATCAATGGGCTTGGATCTGAACGAGAACGCCGTTTTGGTGGTGTCGTTATACGCATTGGCGTATGTCGTACTGCCTGCTGTTCTGCTGCCGGCAAGCTTTCTTTTCAAGTTCGGCTGGGTGTGGCGAATACCTTTCCTGTATCTTGCAGGAGTTATTCTGATAAGGTTAGGGCACGGCACGCTGTGTATTTCAGAAACGACACGGATAGCGGACTATACGCTTATTGTTCTGACGTTGCTGCTGTACGGTCGGGCGTTTACGTTGCAGGATAGATAACAAAAAAACCGCGCACGGACAACAAGATGTTACTCCTGCTGCCCGTGCGCGGTTGACATCGGTCTACTCTCCGAAGTTTTCCGGTCTGTACTCCGGGTTAAGCTGCAACGCATACTCTCCTGCGCGGTCGTAGATGCCCTCGTTAGAGAGTTTCGTTATGATGTTCTTCGCTGCCTGAACGCTGTCCGCATCGTCGTTGATGTCAATGTCCGGCATCCCCGGTATCGAGTTGATTACGGACTGCATGGCGTTGTTCCAGTTGTGTTGCAAATCCAGAGCATTGCCTTCGTTGAAGTCCGGGCGCAAGTCTATTCCTATCCTCTTCTGGATATTGTCAAACAGGTTTCTGAACAGGCTTACCGCAACATCTATCAGCACCATTGCCGCCTCCATACGGGCGATGATCTTGCTCTTCGGCACATGGTTCTTCAAGAAATAGTTGTCGATGCAGTAATAGAGCGTTTTGACGAGCGGTTTGAGTTCCGCCTCCGACGCGTCAGACAGGTCAAGCCAAAGCTGATAGCGGTCTGCAAGAACAAAGCGCATCTTCGCATCCCAGGCGTTGTATGCGGCAAGAGCCTTGTTGATGCTTTGCTTTGTCTGCTGACGATATAGCTTCTTGTCCTCTTTAATTGCGCCCCAAGCGTCAATCATAGCTGTCTGGGCAATATTGTACGCCGACCCCATTGTGATGTAATACAGCGAACAATAGCGGTCAATACTCTTTAACAATTCCTCTTTCTGCTTTACGCTTGGCGCGATAACATACGCCCGTCTTGGGGTGTGGCTTGTTAAATAGCTTGTGCTCATGATTATATTGCATTTATGATTTGTAAATCGTGCGCCTCGCCTATCACGCCGACAACCGGTATTCCGCAAGCGTCAGCCACACGGCGTTTCATTTCACAGCCTTTCGAGCACCGCCATCGGTTCGGCACGACAATGCCGTCACAGCCAAGGAGCAGGCGTAAGTCCTCTTTCATGTGCTCCGTGTACGGCGCAGAGTCTGACAAAGGTTTGCTCATAGGATTGACTGCCTTGTAGCCGAGAATTGTCAGTTCTTTCTCGATCTGTGCGTAAAACTTGCGTCGTTCGTTGAGATCGCAGCCGGTAATCGGTGATGATATATATATTTTCTTTTTGATCATTTTGTTTATCAGATTAAAATATCACTTCCTTGTAGCTTGATGTCGGCTTCTTGCCGGACAGGATTGCATTGCCACAAGTAATCAGTCCGTTGTCCTCGTCATACGACGGAACGAACACGATTACATCAAATCCGTTTGCCTTCAAATCTTCTTCCACTTTCTTGTACGGCACAAACGAGTCGTAACCTCCGCTTGTCTGAATATGGTTGGCTTCGCAGCTGTTCGTTCTGTGAAGCGGTGTAATCTTACACATAAACTTGCGTGGGTCGAACATGGACGCAAGCACCTTGCCGTCAATGATTGAGTCGTCAGCAAGTGCGAAGTTAAGAGTGTACTTGCGACCGCGCGGAGTTTCGAGTGTGTCAGCAAGTCCTGCAATATCTCTCAATGGCAAGGCGTTACCCGAGAATAGATACTCTCGCTGTGCGTCGTCGGTAGAGTTTATGGAGAACTGCAAGCCTGCGTTTCCGTTGTAGTTGATATTCTTTACCCTAACCCATTCACGAATAAAGTCGTTTAAGCCTCGATTACGTTTCGGTAGCATCGTGCTTACTACAGGATGCACAAGCGAATTTCCGATGTAAGGAATAATATCCTCACGCAAGAAGAAACGTGCGTGCTCGATTACAGCCCCGTTCCATGTCGGCTCGCCCATACGTGCATAGTGTACATTAAGGCGTTTGGTGTGATTAACCTCTGGGTGCATACTTAATGCCGTTGTTATCTCGTTGCGCAGGTCGTTCAGTGTCACGTTGCGTCCCGGTCCGACTTTCGGCACGTCACAGAACTTGCAGTTCATTGAGCAGCCATACTGGGTAGAGATTGTTATCACCCATTTTTCGGTTAGTGGCATCGGCGTTCCGTTCGGCACTCCATTCAGCTCTCTTGTTATGCCGAGGAAGTCGGCTTTGATGTTTGCATCTTTTCCGTAGTCGGCTACTGTCAGAAACTCCAACACGCCTTTGTCTCCTTTTGCGGTGTAGATTTCACCTGTAGGAACTTTGATTTCTTTGAGTATTTTCATTGTTATTTGATTTTATGTGATGTTTTACTTTTTTGCTGTGCAATTTTTATGCGCACATATTGAGTTGTCAGTTCTTTTCTATTGTACCACTTGCGTGCCTCGTATGTAACAAACACGCCGCACATTTTGCGGTATTGAGGCGGTTCTGTTTCGATTGATGTACTTATCTTTTTAAACTTTACTTTAGTGCAGCAATACAGCGTCCGAAACATAGTTTTGTAACGCTTCTTTATTTTTCTAATCTTCATTTTCCTTCTTTTTATAATCCAAACAGCCTTCTTCCATTGTCGGCATGATACGGAAGCCGCCGTTCTCAGCATCATCAATAAGTTCTTCTGACGCATGAAACGAGTTGAACATTTTGGCGTTGTGATACTTCAAGCATATATTTACATGAATTTCTTTTTCGTACTCATGTTTGCGCCCTGTCTGTGGATGAACCCCGGTCCTTGTAATAGTTGCGGTTTGCTCCGTTTCTTTGTACCACTTGCATGAATAGCAAGCGGCAATATTGCAAGGTGATTTGCCGCAATACTTTTCCTCATGTTTTACGCAACCTCTTTCCGTAAGGAACAGCTTTCCGCAGTACGAGCAGCGGTATGCGTCTACCCTAATCATTCTTCGCCTCCTTTCTGCTTGTCGTGGATGTTGCCGATAATTATAAACCGAATGTATTTCAGTATCACTCCCAAAGGTATATCGTCACACTTTCCTTTTTCCCTTATGGCCCTTAAAGTGAACGCTCCGAGGTTTTCGGACCACTCCACTGCAAAGGTTGAGTTGTCATATCTAAGTATATCTCCCTCATATATTTCTTTGCCGTTTTTGTCTATGCAGCCTGTGAACTGGCAGACGGTAGACGGGGCAACGGCAAACGTATAAATAGGACGCCCCTCACGGCAACGATCGTTTTTTACGAAAGTCTGGCCCGCCATATAGGACAGGTCGCCGTAATTCCACTGTCCATCCTCTATACTTTTGCCTCTAAACCTTATTTTTCTCATTCTATAAATCTTTTATGTTGTTATTTTGCTTCTAATAGCCTCTTCTCGCAAATCACACCGAAGCCTTCAATGGCGCCTTACTGGGGCTTTCTGTTGTTTTAGTTTCGGAAGAGCTTTATTCTCGTTACCTTGTTCTTGGCTCTTGGGTTCTGGCGTCGCCATTCTTCGGCGAGCTGACGTTCGAGCTGTTCGTGTCGTATGAAGCGGTCTCCGATGGGTATCTGGAAGACAGCCTGATGGACGCTTCCATCAGATAAATGGATGAGTCCGTGTCTGGTGATGGTGTGAGTGTATATCATTGTTCTGTTTTTATGCCGAAGGGTGTGCCGTCGGCGAATTGAATATCATCGAATGCAGACTCGAAGCTTTCGCCTTCGTAGCCGCAAAAGTCGCAGCCTTCGTCGTTGAGAGACTTGAAAGACATGTAATCCTTTCTGTTCTTGCTGCTCATTATGCCGAACGGCTGGTGCTTCTGCATTTCCCGCCAGCACTCGTCTGTGTTATGGAAGGGGCGGTAGGAAGGTCCGGGTTTTATGCGGAATTGCTTATAAGGTGCCCATGAAGGAGCTTCGGTATCAAACCATTTCCCTATAGAGGTGTCATAAACTTGTATTTGCATGCAGTCTACGTATGCTTGCATGACGGCGATGCGCTGTTTTGTTTCTTCTTTTGTCATAATTGTTTATTTTTATTGTTTATAATCCGCTCCA